TCACCAAGGCAATTTCAGGTCCAGTCCAGACTTTTCGGGTATGGCTTCCTTGATGTAGATCTCGGTCGTTTTGCCCGTCGTGTGGGCGAGTCGCGTCTGAATTTCTGCCCTGTCCTTTCCGGCCTTCGCCGCGTCCGTAGCGCCCAGCGCGCGCAGATCCTTGAACTGAATCCCGTCGGTCACGTTGGCGCGCTCTTTCGCGCGGCGCCACATCGAGTGCAGCCCCGTCTTCGAATACGCTCCGCCTTTCTGCGTAGGGAACAGGAATGGGCTGATGATTCGATACTTCTTCTTGATCGCCTTCGCGCGCTCGATCACCGCGCGGATCTGAGGCGTGATCTCGACGTCGAGCACCTTTCCGCTGGTGCCGGCCGTCTTCGATGGCTTGAAGCGAATCGTGTTCGTGTCGATCTGCGTTTCAAGTAGCGTCCGGATGTCGATTGCGCGTTGCCACACCAGATAGGACATGTCGACGATGCACTGGAACATCGGACCCGACTCGGTCGGCAACCCGTCTTTACCGATCAGCGCAGCCTCGCGAATAGCCTTGATCGCTTCGTGAGCGGGAAGCACTTCGCGACGCTTCGTTTGATAGTCGGTCAGGTCGAGCTGATCGCACGGGTTGTCCTGGCGGAATCCGCGCTCGCTGATCGCGAACTTGAAAATCTTCCGCATCACATTCGCGTACTTCTGCGCGGTGTTGTGCTTCGAGCGGAAGTTGTCGCGCAGGAAGTCGGCGCAATCCTTCGTCGTGACATCGGCGACGGTGTAATCCTCGAAAGCCGTTGCGATCACATCGGCCATGCGCCGATATTCCTTCTGCACCTCGTCGCTGTAGCGATCGAGCTTCCGATCCTTCCAGTCGGCGCACAGGCTCGGCATAGTGCCGTCGACGAGCTTCTTGTCGCCCATCAGCTCGCCGAGCTTCGAATACATGACGGGCTCGCCATCGGCGATCGAGCACAGACGAATCCACGTCTGAAACTTCCCCGTCCACGGGTTGCGCGTCGGTGCCGGCGCGAAGAAATAGTACGCACCGTGCTTGGCCTGGACGCGGCGCGGCAGGCCTCGATGTGTTTTGCGGCGACGATTCATTTCTTGCGCGCGATGGGTTTGAGTTTTGGTTTGTCGGCGGCGATGCGCTCTGGCGATGCGATCGGATAGAGGCAGTGCACACGCAGCACGAGCACGCTGTTATCCGGGCGCTTGCGCGCGGGGATGCCAAGGGATTTCAGCGATTCGATCTGCTTCGTCGGGCGCTTATACCCTGTCATCCGGACAATCTCTGTCTCGGTCAATTCAAGCGGTTGATCTAGGACTGCTGCCATGTGACACCCCAGTGTTTTCTCGTTGTTTCGATTACTCGTTGTGCTGTTTCGGTCATGCTAGATTTCTGTTTTTTGGAGGTGCCGTGGATAACAAAGCTTCCCTGTATCGCGAACTGGACGGAATGGACGAAGCGGAGGTACGCGGTCTGAACGATGAGCGAAACTGGGGAGGCAATACTCCCGTCGTCCAGGCTTGGCTGTATCGCAAAGAAATGGAGCGGCAAAAGGTTGCGCTCGACACTGCTCTGGCGGCGGCCCGTGCCTCGCGTGATGCTGCACGTTGGGCGATGTGGGCGGCCATCGCGACTGCGGTCGCAGCCGTAGCGAGTTGGGTGCAGATTCTCGTGCGGCAGTGACCCCGGTCGTGGCGGATCTCAATCAGCGTGCGGATGCTCATATCGTTTGCCCCTGAAGATTCGCTTCTCGGCGCGCCGCGAAATACTTCGTCTGCCAGTCCATCGCATCTGCATGCGACCCGAGTTCGCCCGTGATACGTCGCCGCATGTTCATAGCCCCGCACTGGCGCCAAGTGATCTCGACGGCGCCGGCGGCGATCGCTGCGGCGCGCTTGCTCAGCGCAATGTCGTAGTGGCTGTCGTGCCTCGGCGGGGCCTGCCACCAGCGGCGCGCGACGCCGATCCGATCGGCCATCGCGTGCAGCTCTTCGTCGGTATCCGCAATCATGTGGCACATGACCATGCGACCGTACTTCGCTTTCATGTCGTCGACATAGACCGTCACGCCGCACCTCCTTGGGATTCGAAAAGATCGCCGATTGCTTTGCGCGCGCGTCGCGTTGCTTGAGCATTCGCGCGATGGTGCTCGGCGTCGTATGCCAGGTGACAGCGCTGGCACAGCGCCTTCAGATTGCTGTCGTCGCAATGCTCCGGAACGTGGTCGAGATGCGCGATGGTCAACACGATCTTCACGCCATCCCCGTTGCACTCGTAATCGGACATGCGCCACTGACCAAGGTATTCGCCCGTCTCAGCGTCGAATACCTTCGCTTCGTGGTTCATGTACGTGCCGGCGTCCTTTCCTTTTCCGCGGACTATGATCTCGCCGTCGGGCGCGTCGCATTGCTCGCAGCAGTGCAGAGCCCGACGCAAGATGCGCTCGCGGATCTCTTTCCAGTTCGCCGGGTAGCGGCCGCGGTTCTCAGGCTTGATTGGCATCGCATCCTCCGGTCAGTGCCTCCGGCCACGAATACCCTTGATCACGCCAGCATCGATGACAAAGCTGCGGCGCGACACTGCCTTCCCGATCGCGATCCCATGCGGACAAGCCAGCGTGCACGCCAAATGCGCGTCCGCAGCGTGTGCAGGTGTCGACGTCGATGTCCACGTCGTCGCAGATTTCGCAGTTTTCGCAGTACAGGCGCCCATGCGGGCATGCGTCGTCGAAATCGTCCCAGCTGTCGTCGTAATACCGCTCGTCATCGTCCCATCCGCCTTCGATGTAGCTGGGATGCCAGTCGAAAGGTTGCTCGAATGCGGCTGCAATGCGACGCGAGAGCATCGAGGCGCGCGCTGCGATGTGTCGCACCTTCATGCCTTATCTCCCGATTTCGTGGCCGCGATCATCCCTTGGCACGCTGCGAGCGCTTCCTGATTGACGCCCTTGCTGCTGGGCGTCGGCTCGCTCAACTCGACGCGCGCGACGGCCAGACGCTTGCCCCTGGCAAAGCCGAGTTGCTGGTAGAGATACGCCGCCTTATCGGCGCCCTCGCGTGCGCTGTGCGCGCCATCGACGAGCTTCGGATTGCCGTGTTGGTCAAGCTCCGCGAGCCAGAATTGAACGTCGACCGTCATGCCTTATCTCCCTTCTCTGCGGATGCCGCGATCTGCGCGGCGATAGCGGCGTCAAGCGCTTCTTCGAACGATGCGTATCTTCCCCAAACTGAAATCGTCCATTCGCTGGAGCCTTCATATGCGACCTGAGTTCGCAGCCACCGATACCGCTCAGCATCCTTCGCCATCGCGCTATCGACAGGGGCGGCGAGGATCGAAGCTCGGCAGTTGTTCCAGCCGTCCACGTAGGCACACTTCACTTCGTGCTGGTCGCCTTCTTCGGCAGAGCCGCCGTAGTATTTCGGATCAGGCAACTTCGCCCGCGTGACAGCCTCGATGATCCCGGCTTGCCATGCGATGTATTCGTCGGGCGTGGACGGTTTGCCATCGATGAAATACTCCATCGCTGGCTTGTACAGGCCGCGCAGAGCGAATGCAGGCGACCCAGCCACCGGCTCCGCGCCATTGGCAGCGATAGGTGCGCGTCGGTTCCATCTCGCGATTGCAGCTTCTTCGCTGGCGCTGGGGACCTGTTCGATCGCGCATGTGCCGCCTCGATTGATAGTGTTACGGCACGTCACACCCCACCACTTACGCACGCCCAAAATCGGATCGCGTGTATCGCCGCATCGCTCCAGTTCGACAGGTCCACCGCAGAACGGGCACGGCAGAAGTTTCGTTGCGTCACTCATCATGCTTGCTCCTCTGCATACTTCCATTGCGGCCCATAAACCATGACCGTTGCGATTAGGATGGCGGCTAGGAGGGTCATCCGAGTCTGTCTCCGTGGATGTCATAGCCGGGTTCGCGGATGGGTTCCGGCTTGGTAAGACGGCGCTCAAGCTCGCGGATGCGGTTCGCTTGCTGGACCATTGCCACGGCTGGGTGATCCGGAAGCGGACACCATGCGGGGATCGCTTCGTTTGCCGGAAGGCGCTGGCGAACCTGCGAGCACTCGTATGCGCCTCCGCTGTAATACTGATAGCTTGGGCAGTCCTTGCAGTTGTGGATCAGGCCGAGGATCTTAGGCATGGTTGGATTTCTCCGATTCGCGCAGAAGTTCGCTCAGCACCTTGGCCGCTACCTGAAGCCGCACATAGTCAACACGAGTAACCGGGCCCTTGCTACCGTTGTGATCCGGGAATGTCGAGCCTCGTGCGACGAGATGCTTAAGCGCTTCGCGCTGCTCATCCGTCAGCGCTTTCGGCCGGCTGGCCATGTCCAGATGCTCAGTGACGAACAGGCTATCGTCATCCCAAACCCGCATTTGTCGTTCTGCTGCCGCTCTGCTGCCGTAACGCGTTGCCTTTGCAGACTCGTCTGTGAAATCGCCCCAACGAGGCCCTTTCCACCATATTGTTGGCGTGCTATTGCGGCGCTCGATAAGGTAATAGGGCGCTTTCGGCTCGCTGGCTCGTTTGCGCTCTGGCACAGTGTGGTCGCAACCCTCGACGCCATTGCAGATCGGGCACGGCAGGTAAGGCGCTTTCGGCTCGCTGGCGGGGTGGGATTCCAGCGCGGCCCTCGCGTCTCTTAGGGCGTTGAGCACTAGGACGCCGACCGTCCAGACGGCGTCGCCGTTCTCGTCGCGATGCTGCGTCATCTGCTGATTGCAGTGGAACAGTTCAACGTACAGACGGCGGCACAGTTCACGCCAATCTGGCTCGCCTGCCGCCGCGTCGGATGCGCGAATAGATAGCGCCTCTCCTTCTCCATTCCATCCGGCCATGAAGCCACGCCGATATGCGCTCTCCCATGCTCGTCGCGCTGCGTTCTCGGTGAGGATCTTCGCGGCCAACACGATGTTTTCGTCGTAGCTGCCCAGCGTGAACACCTTCGCGATTCCCGACCACCACTGATCGAACGTCAGCGCTCCCGCATCGACGGCTGGCGCCACTGCTGCGACGTCAGCCAATTCGCTTTTGAACTGCTCGCCGATTGCGTCGACGAGTTCCATCAGTTTCAGGCCCTGCATGGAGTCGGCCTTTACGCCGCCTTCGATGGCATTGCGGAGCGTTGCCAGGTTGGCATCGAGTGTTGGGTAGGTGGTCATAGTCGTTGTCCTTGCGGTAGATCAGATCAGGCGGCTAGCGCGCTTGATTGCTTCGATTGCGAGCGATGCCAGCGTGCCCTTCTCGTAGAGCGTCGATCCCACCTGAACGCGTTCCGTCAGGCGCGGCCCAGTCATCGCGCAGTCATGCATCAGCGCGCAGCTCGCGGAGTCGATGCATTCACCCGGTTGTTTGCACTTCACATCAGACACAATTCCTCCGCCGTAAAAAGTCCGCGTTGCGCCGGCTCTGGCCGGTTGTTGATTCGTTCGGTCCAGCGCTTCGCTTCGCGCCAGTCATTGCCGTTTCTTCCCTGCTTGCGCGCCGAGTAGCTCCACGCCATCGAATCGGCGGTGTGCAGCAGTTCCCGCACGAGCCACGACGACAGCGCCGTCGACTTCAATCCGAACCCGTGAAGGCGCAGGTCCGGCCGCACTGCCTTGATCGCCATCAGCACCCGCTCGATCGCGCGCGGATCGCCATTGCGCTTACACACTGACCCGACGCCAACCCACGCGCTGTGCTTCAGGCGATCGCCGTACATCTCGATGTGCCGCACGTAATCCTCTGGCGCGTAGCCCTGCAACACCGGCAGGATGTAGACGCCGCCGACGTCGCACTTCACCAGCGCGTCATACCGTTCGATCGTGAGCTGCTGGTGTTGCTCGATCGTCATGCCCGTGATCTTCAGCATGTGGTCTTCGCACATAAAATCCTGTGCAACGGCCGCCAGCAAATTTCCGTTCTTCGACCAGCGCTTGATCTCTGCCGCGTACACCTCGACGCCTTCCGGGTAGCCGCCGTGCGTCAGGATCGTCGTGAACGCGCCGCTGTCCATGATCCAGTCGCCGACCGCGAAACCTGACTTGCGCTTCGCCAGCCGGTTCTTGCTGATGAACGCGGCGTCGAAGTGCTGCGCGTCAGACGGTTGGTGCAGGCCGGTGAAAAATCGCATGTCTAGTTTTCAGGTCTCGCCGTTGTCAAACCATCGTCCGGACTTACCGCAGATCGATGGCATTCGTTCTTCATCTTCCCCGCCGAACGTCCTGTGAGATTCGGCCAATCGGAACACGGGGTATTCGCCAAACAGGTCGGCACGAAGATTCCTCGGGTGCCGACACAGCGGATACTCGCCGCGCGTGCTGTGTATGCAGTCAGAACAATCACGCTTCATGGTTCAGGTTGCGCAGCCACTGCGCGGCGTATGGGTCGATCTCGTTGTAGTAAGCGGCCATCGGTTACCCGGTCGCGACAATGCGTTTTCGGACTTCCGAGGCGCGCGTCTGCGAGCAGCCAAGGTATTTGCGGATCTCGGTCACGGTCGCGCGGAGTCGCCCGGCGGCGATTTCGTCGAGCACGCGAGTAACGTCGTCCTGCGGTTCGATCACGACCGGATTCGGCTGCGGCGGCTCGACAGTCACGGCGTTACCGTTTTCCGTGACTACCGTTACTGCCGCGCCAGCATTGGGTTTGAGCGTTTCGACCGGACGCAGCGCGAGCAGCCAGCAGAAGCACGCGACTGCTTCGAGTACTGCCGCGAAAGCGAGACCGGCGAGCAGATCGACGCGACCGGACGGGATGCCGAACGCGGTCAGCGTGCCAGTCACAGGATCGGTGGCGGCAGCGGCGCGCGCGGCGTCGGCGCGGTCCTGAGCGACTTCCTGACGCTTCGCCTGCGCTGCTTCGGCATCGATCGCATCCAGCTTTGCCGACAGCGTCGCGCGCTCAATCCGCAGACTCGGGCACGGCTCAGCGCAGCGGCGCTCGGTCACGCGGGCCAGTCGCGAGACGATCACCGCGCGGTCACCGGCGATTACCGCGAGACTGCGACCAGTCGTGACTACTGCCGGTACTGCTGCGGCGCGGACCTCACCAGCATGCTTCTGAGCCAGGAGGAAAAAGACCGCGTGACCGTAGCAGGTAGCCGCCATGCAGCCGACCCAGAGCAGGGCGCCGACAATACGGATGCGCCGGCCATGCGAACGGATCAGGGCAGGGAGCAGGTGAGCGGCGACAACCAGTACGACGCCGACGGCGATCCAGAGCACCCGCTCGATCACGAAGCCGCCACGCTGCCAGCCCGCCATAACGGACAGACATGCAGCAGTCACGGTCGCCGCGCCTGCGAGTAATGCCGGTTGCGCTCTCATTGGCATGGCGATCACTCTTTAACCGTCACGGTGACCGGGCCGTTGCGAAAGTCGCCGGTCATCTGGCCGTCGAGATCCGCGCGCTCCTGGCCGGTGAGATTGCGCCACTTGGCGATCACCCACTCGCCGCGCAGCAATCCGCGAGGCATGCCGGCGCAGCCAGATCCAACCGAGTAGCCGTTATCCGCACACCACCGCTCGGCAGCGTAGAGCGCCGCGAAGTCGCCTTTGTCAGCGAAGGTCATGACGATCTTGCTCATGCTTCCATCCTTTCCTTACGATGTTCTTTGCCGTGGCAGGCGTGGCAGAGCCAACGAACGGTGAGAGGCTTCGAATAGTCATCGTGGTGCGCGTGCAGCGAATCCTTAGAGCTGCATGTCTCGCAGCAGTCAGGTTTCGTGATGTCACCGCGTTTGACTGCGTTGTTCAGCGCCACCCGCGCTAGAACGCGCTCATCACGAACCCTGTTACGGCTGGCGATTCGATCGCGCTCGGCAAACTTCTCGGGCTCCATCGCCCGCGCTCGCGCCATATGCGCCGCGTTCGTGTTGCGCTTCTTCTCTGGATCGCGCGCCCGAATGTTCCCGGCGATATGGCATGTTTTGCATTGCGACTTGAGTCCGTCTCGCTTGCGCTTGTCCGCGTAAAACGCGTCTACCGTTTTTTCCGTTCGACACGTGGGGCACAGCTTCATGTCTGGATCCTCCGGAAGTGAATGACCCAAACGAACGGATTGGCGTCCCACGCGAAACCGCGAGCGGCGTTGATGCCGTCCCACAGAGTCCGGAACGACTCACCCGCACTCAGGCAGGTGAGGTAGTCACAGGAAGCGGTAGACGTCTGGTAGTTCTTCCAGAATTCGCCCTCGTTGCGCAGGCTCTCGACGCCTTCGGCGGCTGCATCGGTGTCGCTGATGCTCTGCAGGCGCTCGACGCGCACGCCGGTCACCTCGAGCGTGAGACGGGACATCGCGCGCGGCATGTGGATCGAAGGCTTCCACGTGGCGGCCTCAGCCGGCGGGACGTTCTCGAATCCGGCTGGCACGCACGCGGGATAGTCGGCGCGATAGACGGTCGGGCCCGGATCAAGCGTCGTCGGCTGCGCCCACGTTTCGCGCACCCACAGACGGTCGCCAGGCTTGCCGTATGGGCAGTGAATGTTCGGGAACACGTAGCCCATCGCATTGCCGCGCTTCAGGCCGATACCGCCCATCGTGCCGTCGTAGGCGACCGTCGTGCTGCTCGTGTCGCCGCCGAGCGCGTTGCGGGCAGTCTCGAAGTCAGGCTGCGGCTTCACGATGCGACGAGTCTGCGTCTTGCTGCCATCGAGCAGAGCACGCACCATCGGGCCGCTGAAGAGGAGCGGACGCTCTTTCACGATGCCTGCTCCACGAACGTCTTCGTGTCGGCGTCAGCGGGCAAGGCCTTCGCCGCGTCGTACTGGCGGATAGCCCACGCGATGGCGTACAGGCACCAGATGAACTGGAACGTGTACTCGTCGCAGTGCCACTCCCAGCAGTCTTCAAACATGCGCGGGAATTCTTCGGTGCGCTCGTGAAGGAGAGTGGCTGCCGGCCCGAGTTCGTAGCCGTCGCCCACATAATCGAGCACATAGTCTTGGATCTCCCGCCAGAGATGGGCTTTGCGCTGCGCATCGACGTGGTGACGCTCGAAGTACGATTCAAAGTCGCGTTTCACGTACGCAGCGAACTTGTCGCCGCTGAACTCCTGCGCCCGGCCCTTGCCATAGCCATTGCAGCTCACCGCCTGAAGCTTTTCGCACCAGTACCCTTCGTTGATACGAAGCTTGCTCGGGTCGTTGCCTATGCCGGCGCGGAAGAATTCGAACATGTCCGTCAGACGCGAGAACACATACGTTCCGCAGTCACCGCGGATGCAGAGTGCGCCGGGCCACGTCAGGATCTCGAACCAGTACGGAAACTCGCCGTCCTTGTTGCGGAACTTGATGTATCGGTCGACGCCATCGTCGCGAACGATCGTCATCACATGGTCAGCGACGTCTCGTTCGAATCGTTCTTGCGTGCAGGTCATGTCAGTGTCCAAAAAAGAGAGGGCCGAGACTGCGCCCTCAAATCGCCGGCTCGGGGGAGCCGCCGCACTCGCAGTTACTCCGGGGAACCCAGCAGGATCGTCGTCTGGGTCTGCTCTTCGATCTGCGACCAGATGGAGCGGAACGCGGCTTCGAGCACCTTGTGCGGACGCACGAGCTCGTACCAGATAGTCAGAGCGCCGTCTTTGACGCGGTATTTGATGCGGGCTTCGACGGGCGAGGGCTGCCCGTTTTCGAACACCGGGATTTCGAGAGTGATCTGCGACGGCATCGCGATCTTGTTGCCAGTCGCGTTCACGTCTTCCTTCCACACGAAGTTCGTGCTGCCATCCTGCAGGCGAGCGGCCGACACGAAGTTGCCTTCCTTGCTGGCTTCGAAGTTGAGCGCGACGCTGAGCATCGTCGAGCCGTCCGGCGTCACGATGTCGGGCAGGTTGTCTTCGATCAGTTCCGCGAACTCGAGCTGGTTGAGCGCCTTGCGATCCTTGCCCGTCCAGACCTTCCATTCGCGCGAGGCCGGCACAGCGAACTCGACACGGAACTGACGCCAGTTCGCCCCGTCTTCATTCGTGAATTCGGTACCGTACGCACGGTGGTCGTCGATCACGCCGAGAATCTTCGCCGGGTCGAGCGATGCGTAAATCAGGCTCTCCGGACGCTTCTGGCGATTGAAGTAGTTCACGAAGCTGTTCACGTCGCGGAGCTTCACGAGGCCGATTGCGCGTGCCGGGCTTTCGTCGCGCTCGAAGACGTGTTCGACCTTGTAGCCTTCGGGAACAACCACAAAAGGGACGCCGTCTGCGAGCGGACTCTTCTGTGCGCCGGCTAGCGTGGTGCCAGCAGCGAGGATTGCAGCGACGTCGCGTTCGCCTTGGAAATCTTTGAGCATGTCTTATCCGTTTTGGTTTTGATGGTGGAGGGAATTGCTGCGCGCTTAGCCGAGCGCGACGCGGGGGCTGTCTGCCAGCGAGATGCCGGGCAGTTCGGTTTGACGCTCGCTATGGCGCGAGAGGTTGTTTTCGACGGTCGGGAAGAACACCTCGGCGGTTTCCTTCTCGCGGGGCAGGGTCGCGACGACCTTGCCGGTCACTTCGAGCGCGTCCTGCACCTTTGCGAACGGCTTCACCTCGACGGTGATCGTGATCTTTCCGGACTTGCCGGTATCGCGAACCATCGCGACCAGCGTGTTCAATTCATTTGTCGCCTCTTCGACGACTGCGCCCCCGCGCAACTCCATGAGGGTCTGCGTAAAAGCCTTCTTCATTGATTGACTCCGTGTGTGAAGGACTGCGGTTTATGCTTCGTGACGCGGATAGCCGCTCCCGCTGTCGTATTCTCCGAAGGCGATGTCGTGCGACTTGCCTGCGTTGCACATCGACATCACCGCGACGATGATTCCAATGCCAATGACCAACCCGGTCAGGACACCTAAGAAGAAAATCAGGAGCGTATCCATTGGTGAGCCTTTTCGGGATCAGGTGCAGCGAACCACGCTGCAGCGCGCGTTATGTCCGTCAGCCTGGTCGAGCGCGCCAGCGAGAAGCGCCCAACCACCCAGCACGATCGCGGCCGACAACCAGAGTTTCAGAAGGTCGCGCATATCAGAAAGCACCTGCGCGAATCGAAACGCCGATGTACCAGACACCGCCGATGACGATGCCGAGCGCGAAAGCCTTCAGGGCCATCAGTACTGTGTCATACGTGCGCTCGCACGAAGCGAGCAGGGCGTTGTCGCAGTGGACGCGGTTCATCACATGCCCCGCGTAAAGAAGTCCACCTCGTCGCGCGTACGCGTCTTGGCGGTGTGCTGCGGTTGTCGGGCTTCCATCTCAAACACTCCTTACAGTCCACCGCGTTGATCTTCAACGCCGGGAGCGATCAGGTTGGTTGCCACTTCGCGAAGGAGGTGTTCGGTGAGTGCGCCTGCGCCGCCGTCGGCGAGTCGCTTCAATTCGATCAGGTCTTGGGCTAATACGCTCATCTCAATCTCCCCGCAGGCAACCGCCAATAGGTAGGGTGAGATGCGGGCTAAGTACTGGGGACTGCATGCAATCCCCACCGCTTAGCCCACTCCGCACGTCCGCGCCAATGAATCAGCGCTTGAGATGAAGTATAGAAAAACTAGACAATAGAAGTCAAGAAAATCGAGACTCGGCGTGCGAGAAAATTTGTAACAAGCAAAAAAAATCCCGCCGAAGCGGGGAAGAGTTACAGGGTATTTGATGCCCGGCCGCTACTGACCGTCAGTCCGGCCGCCACATGGATGGCTTAGCGATGCCGGCCACGTAGTGAATCTTGTCGATCTCGCTCTCCTCGAGTGTGATCCGCCCGTGAGACTCGTTGACCGAAAGAAGCGTATAGCGGCCGGCAGCCTTGTATGCCAATTCCTTGACCATTACGCGGCCGTTCTTCGATTTGACCAATACTTCGTCGCCGGGCTGGAAAGGGTGATTAGGTTCGATGATGACGAACTCGCCATGCTTGATGCGAGGCCGCATCGATTCGCCCGAGCATTCGATCGCATACGCGTCCGGATCCGTCGTCGGCCAATCTATATACCCGTCACCGTGACCGACCGGATATTCAACTTCCGCCCAAAAACCGTTGTCGCCCAGCTGAGCCATTCCCACCACCGCAAGTGCCTTTCTTTTACCGAGTGCCTTCGGCCGGTACTCGTCGTTGTACTGGATAGCGGCCTTTTTCTCGCCCACATGGGCTAGCACCCAGGCACTGTTGTAGCCAAAAACATTCTGGATAGCGACGGCTTCCACAATACTGATCGCCGCTCCCTTAAGCCATGACTCCACCCTCTCCAGAGGAATCTCGACTTTAGCAGCAAAAGCTGCTGCGTCCATGCCTGTTTCCGTCAGCATCTCCTGCACACGCTCTGCGACATCTTTGCTGTCGAGGGTGGCCATCGCGGAGGCGCCTGGCTGAGAGTCCGGCATCGGGTACTTGGTAACGACCGAAATCTCTTGGATCTGAGCATAGCTCGGCTCGTGCCTGCCATTCTCCCAAGCAGACACGTTTCCTTTGGTCACACCGAGCTTTTCGCCGAGCTGTTCTTGTGTTAGGTCGGCTTTCTTGCGGGCGGACCTTATCCAGTTTCTCATTTCCATGCGCGGAGGGTATAGGAAATCTAAACGCGACGGGTCGCGATTTTCTTTACTTTCAGGTCTAGAATCTCTATACTTGATTCGGACATCACTCATTGCCCGCTCTCCACATGAATAAGCACCCCGTAGCGATTGCCGCAGCCGAAGTAGGCGGCTTTAAAGCGCTTGCTGAAAAGCTCGGCGTCACGAAGGGCGCTGTTCATCAGTGGATGTCTCCAGGCCGCAAGGTACCCATCGAACACTGTACCCCGATCGAGCAGGCTACCAACGGACTCGTAACTCGCCAGATGCTGCGGCCCGATGACTGGCAGTCGATCTGGCCGGAGCTGGTCGAGCCGGCGAAGCAGGACGCTTCCGACGACGTTCAACCGCCGGTCGGCGGGGTGAAGAAGAGCAGCAAGTTGGCGCGAGCCAGCGCAGTTCAGTAGGTCGGTCATGGAATGAAGGCGTCAATGCGACGCCTTCATTTGAAGTCGAGGCCGAGTCGTAACTCCAGTCGTAAATCAGTTGTTTTTTTCAATAGGACCTAACGATGCAGATGGAACAAACGCCGCATAAGGCCGCTGCACCTGTTCTGGAGCCGGTGATGCACGAGCGCTACGGGGCGTCGGTGCAGGTTCGTCAGCCGCAATTTCTTCCGCGCGATCAGGTCGCTGCATGCGCGTCTTTCCGTGATGCCGTCATCCTTGCCTGGAAGCACAGGGCAGTGCGCGGCATGACGCAAAGAACGCTGGCCGAGCTGCTCGACGTGAAGACGTCGCACATGTCGAACATGCTGAACCGCGAAGCCGTCGACCGTCACGGGAAGCCTCGGCAGGATCTGCCGGCGCGTCTGGTCGCCGACTTCGAGCGTGTTGTGGGGAATCGCGCGGTGTCGCAATGGCTTTCGCGCATGGCGATGCTGACGCTGATGGAAGAGGTGATTCACAGACAGGAGACGCCATGAAATGACACACGGCGAGGCTCTTCGGATAGGCCGACAGGCCATAGAGGAAGCCCGCAAGCAGGTTGGGGGCAATGACAAAGACGAACTGTTGAAAGGAATTGAAAAACAAGCATCAGAAAAGCCCGAAGTGGCAGAAGCATTCCGAGTTGTGGGCCATCTGCTACTCGATTCACGCCAGGAAACGAAGCATTAAAGGGGATGGCCGCTGAAACGCGGTCATCTCGACGGGGATCAGAAGCTGATCTGTAACACAAGGCGATTGGAATGCCAGCCGCCTTATGTTTCCGATTAGTAGTCCTACGCGGCAAAAGCCGAAGGAGATCACCCATGAACCGCATTGCAATTCTTGGTGCGTCGCTTCTTGCCGGTGTCGGCGCGTCGCTCGGTCGTTCGCTCGGCGATTCGAGAGTCGTCACGCTGTCCGACGATCGCCCGCGCGCGTCTGCGTTGCGCCGCTTCGTCTCGCGCAAGCAGTCGAAGGTGAGTAACCGCATGCCGCACATCGGCGCGAAAGAGCAGGAACGCGCGCAGCGCTTCTACATGGTCGACACGCACCCGAGCGGCGTGAAGCGCTCGGCGCCGACGATTCAGCAGATGAGCAAGCGCCAGTACGAAGCGCAGCTCGCGAAGAAAGCCGCCTAACCCCCGGAGATCCGCCATGCAGACGGACATCTTCAGCCCGCGCTCGGGCCGCCGTGTCGCCGAAACACAGAGCGACGCGTATCACGCGCTCACCGTCAAGGATTTGACCGAAGGCCAAAAGATGGTGCTGGACGCCTTTCGCGCGGGGCGCCCGCCACTGACGCGCGAAGACATCGCCTCGATCACCAACTTGAAATTGGGTTCAGTTTGCGGTCGAGTGCGTGAACTTTTGGACGCAAAGCGCCTGTTCGTCGTTGGGTCTCGCAAGGATCTCGCGACGCAGACCAGCCACCAGCTGCTCTCCACGAAGCCGGTGGTGGGCGCATGAGCGTGAAGGTCATGGGCATGGTCTTCGACCGTTATCCGGCCGGCGGCGGCGAGATGATTCTCGCGCTGAAGCTGGCGGATCACGCGCACGACGACGGCACCCACATTTTCCCAGGCATCGCGAGCTTGGCCGAGAAGACACGCCAGTCGGAGCGCGCTGTCCAATATCAGCTGCGCAGCATGGAGAAGTCCGGCTGGCTGATTCTTGTCGGTCAAGGCAAGGGCGGCCGGGGTAAGTCCCGCGAGTACCGCATCAATCCTGACTGGCTAAACGGTGCAGATCTTGCACCCATTGTGGATAACGAAAAGGGTGAAGAAATTGCACCCATTCCAGAAGACGCAAAGGGTGCAAACGGAGACACGAAAGGGTGCAATCCGGAACAGGAAAGGGTGCAAAACGAAGCGCAAAAGGGTGCAACAGCTATTGCACCCGAATCGTCAGTAACCGTCAAAGAACCATCAGGTAACCGTCAACCCGCGCGACGTGCGTCGCGAATTGCGTTGCATGTCCAACTGCGAGCAACCGAACTGCCCGAGTGGTTGCCTCAAGCGTCGTGGGACGACTGGTGTGAGCACCGAGAGACCAAGCACGCTGACGGCGATGCTCCATGGACGCGCGTCGCGGCGAAGGTATCGCTCCAGAAACTGGCGATGCTGCGCGATCAGGGGCATGACCCGGTCACCTGCATCAACGAAGCCGCGCTGCGTGGCTGGACTGGCCTGTTCCCGGTCAAGGGGGAATCGCAGCAGTCAGGCGGCGCTCAGATGATTCCCTCCGACTGGCACAAGACGACGGCCGGGGTCACCGAGCAAGGAAAGCGGGTCGGCGTCACGCAGAAGGAAGGCGAGGTCTTCATGCGATTCAAGGCTCGCGTCGTGAAGGCGTCGGGGCCGGGCGAATGGATGGAAGACATGCTGCGCGACGCGGCGCGCTTCGGCGACGACCACTACGACGGCCTCTATCGCTACTTCAACGACATTCCGCGCGATAAAGCCGCGCTCGCGGAGGCTGCATGAGCACGATCCTGATCGAACCGAACCCGTTTTTCCTCGTCTGGTCACCAACCGGCGAAACGCCCCCGTCTTTTAAGCATCAATCGCGGCAAAGCGCAGTGAACGAAGCAGAGCGCCTCGCGCGCCTTCATCGCGGCCAGAAGTTCTTCGTGCTCGCATCGACTGACAGCCGCGTCGTCGACGACATGCTCCGGACGACGTTCACGCTCAAGCCGGATGACATCCCGTTCTGAATGCTGGGAGCGATTCAAAGCCGCCGTGCTCGGCGCGCGTGAAGGGCATTACGGAATCGGCAACGCATTGATCGAGGCAATACGCCAGAAGCACGGCGACGAGGCAGCAGAGATACAGCGGCGCGAACTGCGCAGATACGTGGACAGCGACAAACCAGCATGAGCGAAAAATTCGAACTTCACCTTGGCGATTGTCTGGACGTACTCCGGACGATGCCTGACGCGTCGATCGATTCGATCGTGACCGATCCGCCATATCACCTGACTCAGGTATCACGCGGCAGCCACGCCCGCACGAATAATCCGGTGACGCCGCACGCTCGTGCCCGCATTGGCGACAAGGGCTTCATGGGTAAGGTTTGGGATGGCGGCGACATCGCGCATCGCGTCGAGCTTTGGGCAGAGTGTCTACGCGTCCTGAAACCAGGCGGTCACCTGCTCGCATTCGCCGGATCGCGTACGTATCACCGCATGACGTGCGCAATTGAGGACGCAGGGTTTGAGATCCGCGACCAGATCATGTGGATCTACGGCTCCGGCTTCCCGAAGTCGAAAAACCTGTCAGGAGACTGGCAAGGGTGGGGGACCGCCTTGAAACCGGCGCACGAGCCGATCTGCATGGCGCGCAAGCCCTTCGCATGCTCGGTCGCCGACAACGTAATTCGCTTCGGCACTGGCGCTCTGAACATCGACGCAAGCCGCGTCGGCGACGTTGGTGGCCGGTGGCCGGCGAATGTCGTTCATGACGGAAGCGACGAAGTACTCGAGGTGTTCCCGGATGCGCCCGGTCAACTCGCCGATGTCAATGCGACCGCGCCAAGCCCGAAGACATCCAACGTGTATGGCGCGATGGCTCGAGTCGGAGAGGGGTCGCACGAAACCCGCTACGCGAACGTTGGCGGCACGAACTTCGCCATGAAGCCAGGTGCGCGTCGGCTCGATGCGGGTTCGGCAGCGCGTTTCTTCTACTGCGCCAAGGCATCGCGCGCCGATCGCAACGAAGGCATTGGCGGCAGCGATACGCCTGCTGTGCAGACGGAAGCAACGATGCGCGATCGCGAGATGGCCTATTGGGAAGAGCGTAACGGCAACTTTCATCCGACTGTCAAGCCGACCGATCTGATGGCGTACCTGTGCCGGCTTGTGACGCCCGCCGGCGGTCTGGTCCTCGATGTCTTTATGGGCAGCGGATCCACGGGCAAAGCGGCGATTCGAGAAGGCTTCCGGTTTGTCGGCATCGATATGACGCCCGAATACGTCGAGATTGCCCGCGCACGAATCGCGCACGAGTGCGCACGCGTTGAGCAGGCTGCGCGTGATTTGGCGTGCGCACCGGTGCAAGCCGGCCTGTTTGAGGAATTCGCGGCATGAGCAAGACATCACTTCGATACGCAGAGAGCGACTACCTCTCATACGACCCATTCGAGGGCGACGAGGCCGAGATCCGCTGTCGCACGGTAAAGCTCGTCAAGGTGCGCAAGCCGCACGCGTGCTTCATTGGCGCTAACCCTCATGGCGGCGACAACCACTTGATTCAGCCTGGCGAGCTAGCACGCTTCGAAACCGCGCTCGTCGATGGTGACTTTTGGGGCCGAAGCTACGTCTGCATCCCCTGCATGGATAAATGGCTGGCTGACGTGCTCGATGGTGACGACGATGAGTAAAAACGCACTCCGATACCCGGAAAGCGCGATTCAAGGCGGCAAGTTCGGCACGGCGCGCGTTGTCGGATTCGCCGAGCGCGAGATCGAGCGCAAGACGGGAAATGCCCCGGTCGCCGAGCCTGACGATTTCGACGCCGTGACACTGCACGAGCCGATCGCGAAACGCACGGTGGCTTTCACGGTGGAAGGCGAGCCGGTTGCCAAAGGGCGGCCGCGCGCGTCGCGAACGGATACGGGCGTCCGCATGCGCACACCGAAGAAGACGAAATCGTACGAGTCGAAGATTCGCGCCGCTGCGACGGCAGCGATGTTCGGAAGCATCCCGTTCGGTCGTCCGGTCGCGCTGACGGTCTCGATCTATCTGCCGATCCCCGAGAGCTGGTCGAAGCTGCGTCAGACGAAGGCCGCGCAGGATCTTATCCGCGCGACGAACAAGCCCGACACAGACAACGTTGTAAAGGCAGTCAAGGACGCGATGAACGAGATCGTCTACGAGGACGATTCGCAGGTCGTCGACTTGGTGGCGACGAAGAAATACGGCCGCGAACCGCGTGTCGAGGTCGAGGTGATGGAATTGGACGGGGAGGCAGCGTAATGGGCGCACGTCGTTGGAGCCCCGCCGAAGAAGCAATTCTCGCGGAAATCGCGAAAAGAGATTTGACGTTGATCTCGCAGATGCACCGGCTGCCGGGCCGCACATGGGAAGCCGCGAAGAACCACTCGAGCCGGATCGGCGTTGCGCTTCGCGCCGCTGAAGTGTGGTCTCCGCAAGAAATCCGGACGCTCAAAAAGATCTGGCGCGGCGACGAATCGATCAAGTCTGCCGTGGCGCGTCTGTTGCCTCATCGCGGCTATCTCGCGGCGAAGGGCGAGGCGCAGCGCCTCGGCATTCAGGGCACGAAAAAGCGCACCGGCCGCCTCGGCTATTCGTGGATCGCCCGTGCATGCGAGGACGCGTTGCAGGACGGCCGGAGGCTGTCTTCCGCGCAACTCGCAGAAATCGTCGGCGCGACGCCGAATTCTGTGCAATGCGCACTCGCCAAAGCGCGAGGCCGGACCTTCCACATCGGTGAATGGACGCGCATGTCAACGTACGGCCGTTTCTGCGGGCTGTGGGAACTGGGCGGCGGCCCGGATGCGGAGCGCCCGGCCGGCAAGACCATCAAGGCGGCCAATCGCGATGCGCAGGAGCGCCGACGCATCCGCGCTGGCAATGGCAATCCTTTCTTCTCGCTGATCAACCAGGTGACTGCATGAAGCTCGCCGAATACTTGATTGCGCGCATTGCTCGTCGCGTACCTGACGTGGTGATCGGTAGCGTCTTCAATCCCTATCTGTTTCGTTGGTGGGTGATCCCTCGCAATGGCTTCTTCAACGTCTACTTGCACCGCTTCATGCGCAGTGACGACGATTGCGCGTTGCACGATCACCCCTGGACGAATCTGTCGATTCTGCTTCGTGGCACATACACGGAGCACACCATCGACGCCGGCGGCATCAACGTGCGCACGGAGCGCCGCGCTGGGCAGTGGAAATTGCGGGTGTTCGGCAGCTTTGCGCATCGCATCGAACTGACACATGGCGAGTGCTGGACGCTATTCATCACCGGCCCGCGCTATCGGCATTGGGGCTTTCACTGCCCGACGGCTGGTTGGGTGCACTGGCAACGGTTCACGGCCGCAGACAATCCAGGCGAAATCGGAAAGGGCTGCGACGCATGAAGCGTTCAGCACCGCTCGCGCGCACCGGATTCAAGCGCAAGCAGCCGAAGCCATTCGCGCCGGCGGATCGCAAGACGCTCGAGCGCAACACAGCGATGAAGCGGCGCATCAAGAAGCCAACGGTCGCGGAAGGCAAGCGCTTCATCGACGCCTGCCGCGGCGAAGAGTGCTATCTGCTGGTGCCTGGTGTGTGCTGTTCGATCGGCTGGGCGCACGAATCGGTTGTCGACTGCCATTCGAATCAGAGTCGACACGGCAACGCCGGCGCGCGTAAGGCAGACAACATCTACACGGTGCCTGGCTGCGGGCCGTGCCATGCGTGGATCGACCAGAACCGCGTTGGCACGCCGAAACAGGTCAAGTTCGACGTTTGGGATCGCGCGTACGAGCGCTGGGAACCGGTGCGCGCGCGAAAGATGGGAATTCAACTACCGGAGGCAGCGTGACGCCAACGACTCAAACAATCCTGCACGACCCGGAGAACGGTCAATACGGCAATTGCTTCACCGCTTGCATCGCGTCCCTGCTGTCGCTCCCGATCGCCGAAGTGCCTCAATTCTGCAACGGCGATGACGACGACGGGAAGTGGTGCCGACGCGCAAATGAGTGGCTCGGCAAGCGCGGACTGGCCTTTCTGGAATTTCCATACACCGACGCGGCGTATTGGGAAATGGCGGGTTCTGACTGCTTCCACACCATCACGGGCGCATCGCCGCGACGCGCTGACACGCAGCACTGCGTGATCGGCCGTCGAAGCGAGATCTATTTTGATCCGCATCCGTCGCGCGATGGGCTGGTCGGTGACCCGAGCACATGGCTGATAGGCGTACTGATCCGAACCAATGTGGCGGAGGCCGCTTGAGGCTGCTGGTAAGGATGCCGCTGCCGTCGATTCAGCACGGCCGCGGCTGGAAAGACAACTACGAGACGTTCGAATGTCTCGTGATTCGGTTGCGCGGCCCGGTGCGATCAGTTCGAAACGGTAGGCGATCGGCGAACTGGATTTACGCGGACGTGTATCTGCCGGAGAAGTACAGCGTCAATGCGACGGGCCGGATGTTCAACCCGGACGGGACGTATCCGGTCGAGGTGCCAATCAATTGGAACCGTAACTCGCTGCGTGCATTCCTCGCGAGCGGCGATCTTGAGTGGGATGTGAGGGATCAACCATGAACTGCAAACCGGGTGACATGGCAATCATCGTCGTTCCTGCCTCGTTCCCTCGCAAGACGCTGGACGGGAAGATCGTAGATGTCGTGCGATTTGTTCCACCGCGCGGGCCGGAAGCGGAGTGGGATCAGCGACCCACATGGTGGTGCGTGTACCAGTCGGTATGGTTCAACGACCACGGAATGATGATTGCGGAGGGAATGCTGCTCGATTCTTGGCTGCGCCCGATCAGCGGCGTTCCGGTACATGACGAAATACCCGACGAGGTCGCTGCATGAGCGCACACGCATACATCCAATGGGCCGACGTGCCGCAGGCGCTGATCAGCAGCAGCCAGCAGCACGTCGACGGAATCACGCAGGCGAAGGTCGTCGCGTTCGACGGTTGCCCGTTCGCGGGCGAGATCGAAGTGCTCGAAGCGAAGCCGTTCGGCAGCGCGATCCAGATCGAATTTGCCTTCCCGCGCAACCACGGCCTGCGCAACTCGCTGATCGACTGGTTCATGCATCACAGCATTCCTTTCACGGTGGTGATGTGATGAACCGCGTCATCTTCGGAAGTGCGACTCTCGTCATTGGGGGCCATGAATACCAGGTCGGCTCGCTCAATGGGTCGGCGCTGACCGTCGACGGCGATCCGGTTGCGTCGAATCGCATCGAATGGCCGGTCAACGGCTGGTCGGGATCATTCGAAATCTCTGGCGCGATCAATTTTGGCGCGCTCCGACGTTTGTTCGGTGCTCGCACTCGGCGCCGGCCGCGCCGATCAGGCATGCGTCAGATCCGCCGTCTGAAGTACTGGAGACCGGCATGATGGCGCGCGTGAAGGGCGGTCCACTATCCAACCTGGCAGGCCAGTGGTCGGGAGAGCCGATGTTCCTTGAATGGATGCGCTCGATCAATCAACCAGCGAACACGCCGCGCGACGCCGCCGAGTTCATTCGTGCGCGATGCTGCATCGAGAGCCGCGCGCAGCTCGACCATAGCGCTGAGGCAAAGGCGCGGTTCGATCGCTACGTGCGCGGACCGTACTCGAAATACCGCTCCGCGGCGATGCGTGCATGAGGCGAGGCGACTTTCGTGACCCGGCCGTCGTGCTGGAAAAGAAGCAAAACCGCACCTGCTTGGGCTGCAATCAACTGGAGCGCAGCTGGTGGGGTGGGACATCGAAATACGTGTGCAGCATCGGAATGCAGAAGGCGCGGACCGACGTCTACGAAATGCCGAGATGCAAAAAATTCAACGAAGAAGGGAGTTCACTCATGGGTGTAAAGGATCAGGTGGTGACGGCAACGCAATCGAGCAATCTTCGTTGGGAAGCTGACTTCGTGCGCGCGGTGGACCGCCTGACGGCGCTGGGCCTCTCGGACCCGTTGGGCTCTGCGCTGTGGCGTTCGAAGTATTGCAACGACGCAGCGTCGGGCCGGCGCGCGGTCTTGCTCCTCACGAAGAAGGTAGAGGCCCGTCTACGCGTGGAGCGCACGTACGCGCAGCGTCTCTCGACGGCTGCTTTCAGGGAGTGGATGCTTGATGCATGTGATCGATGCGCCGGGGTTGGCACGATCACCGATCGTGGGCACGTCGATACATGCCCGAAATGCAACGGCAGCGGTGCGAAGCGATACAGCGACGCCGAGCGTGCGCTCGCGGCGGGTGTGCCGGTCGAATCGTGGTCAAAGCATGCGAAGAAGTTTGATGACGTGCTGATCTGTCTAAATGGCGCTTCGGCGGCGACAGCAGGCAAGGTGCGCGAACTGCTCAAGGATTCTCACTGAGGGGCCACGCTTGGGTTATCAGCTCTTCCGCGTCGGTAGTGTATGGCACTATCGATTCCAGATCAGCGGCGTACGCGTGCAGCGCAGCACGCGGGAGAAGGTGAAGCACAAGGCCGACGCCGTCGCCGCGCGAGCGTATAGCAGGACCAGACTATGGGCCCGCGGCGATGAGCCAGTGCCGACATTGCGCGAGCTCGTTGTCCAATGGGTCGCGATCCACGCTCCTACCGCGAGTCCCGCGCACATCAAGAATGTCGAGACGTTTGGTCGCCTGCATCTTTATGATCTGGGCGATGCGCTGCTCGACGAAATCACCACCGAGCAGGTTGAATTGGCTCGAATCCAGCATCTCGAAACACACGCGCCGGCCAGCGCGAATCATTGGCTGAAGATGCTGAAGACCGTCTGCAACTGGGCTGTGCGCCGCAAAGTCATGCCGGCCATCCCATGGTCTGTGAAGCTGCTGAAAGTCCAGAAGCGACCGCGCACGATGTTGCCGGTCAGGCTAATGGCCGCGTGGCTCTCTAATATAGATGCGGGGAACCGAGGCGAGGTGGGCGTCTCGATTGCCGTCCGGATGATGATAGGCATCGGGCTGCGAGAGTCGGAAACGCTGACTGCTCGATGGGAATGGATTGACTGGGACCGCGGCGTCTATACGCCGGGTCGAACCAAGGGCCGCGAGGCGGCGCCCGTCCCACTGCCAAACTGGCTGGTCGAATACCTCAGCCCTCTGCGTCGGTCGGCTGGGCCGATCGTAGAGGCGAAGCATCGTCGACCGTTCGGCCCCGGTTTCGCGCGCCGTGCTATCGAAGCCGCGAATTCCGCATGTGAGATTGACGGGCTGACTCCGCATCGACTGCGCGGCACATTCGCCACGTTGCTGAGCGAAGAGGGCGTGCCCGTGCAGACGATCCAGCGAGTGCTGCGGCACAAAGACGTCCGCACGACGATGCATTACCTCGAAGAGAATCTGGACACTGCGGCGCGCGCGCAACAGAGAATCGCATCACTCGCAGGGCTTGATTCTCAAGCGAGCACAAAGTAAGTGGCGGAAAAGTGGCGAACGGCAATCCGCAAAACCGCGCCATATATAGAGTGCAAGATTACTGCGGGTCATCCGTAGCGGGCAATTGCGGCGCCCAACCGCAAAAACCTTGCCTCCAGAGGATCGGCCGTGCTTGCGCCTACGCGCGCACGCGCATACAATCCGCCCTGAGTCGTCGGCAATGCTCAGCATTGCAAATGTGGTTCGTAGACAACGACCGCATGACGGTAGTGTCCTTGACGACACCCACATCCACTGATCAATGGATGTGTTCGCCTAAACGAAGCCTGCAACGCGAAAGCGAAGCGGGCTTTTTGCATTGGAGCGCCAGAATGTGCATGAACCCTATCACTGCATGGCTGCTCCTGCTCAGTACCATCTTCCTCGGCTTGAGCAAGACATACATGGATCTCGCCGAGCAAATCGAAGGCGAGGAATGAGCATCTTCACGCTGCCCCATTCCCGCGCTCTGGTGTTGCGACCGGACGCGGTACACCGCAACGATCTGGGCACTAAGCCCGGTGAGAATGGGGCGACGTGAGGGTGATGCAATCGGTCGCGCGCCGCGATCGCGGGCCGCGCCATGCGGGCCGAGCGCGGTAACTCTCTTCGAATGTCTCCTCCTGCGCCGAGAGTCGCGGGATTCGCCAGCGCGCCTTCGTCGCTGGCTTTTTTATTTCCGGTGACTGAATGGCACGTGCCGCCAAGAAAATCGATGCGGACGCCCTTGTCGGCGAGATCGCATTGATGCGTTCGTCGATCTGGCAGAACGGCAAGCGGAAGGTGGCGGCGATCATCACCGATGCGACGACCGATGCGGCGCTGTTGCCTGAGAAGGCGATCGCGCTCGTGTCGGTCACCGCTTTTCCCGCGGGCGCGCCATCGCGTCTGATGCTCGATGTGCCGTTATACGACGGTCCGCAAGACGGTGAAGCGCTTCCCGCCGCTTGGCTAAAACGCTGAGGCAACCGTGTTCCAGATCAGTGTTTCGGACGACCTGAAGCGGCTGACAAAGTCGCTGAACGATCTGGAGAAGCACCAACTGCCGTTCGCGACAGCAAAGGCGCTGACAGCCGTCGCGAAGAATGCGCAGGCAGCGGAGAAAGAGGCGATGCCGGAAGTGTTCGACCGGCCAACGCCATTCACCGTCAATTCGGTTGCTGTGAAGGGCGCACGCAAGAGCGACCTCGAAGCGCGCGTGTTCATTAAGGACATCGCCGCGGCATACCTTGAACCGTTTGAGTTCGGCGGCAATCACAAGCTGCTCAGCTCGGGCCGGACGTGGCTCAACCCGAAAGACAAGACCCTGCTAAATCAGTACGGCAACTTCAGCAAGACAGCGCTTAAGCGGTTGCAGGCGCGACCCGACATCTTCATCGGCAACATCAAGACGTCGTCAGGCGAGACGATCGGCGGCGTTTGGCGTCGCCCTCCATCTGCTCGTGTAACGAAGGTGCGAGGCAAACGCGGTTCTGTCGTTCAAGGCAGCCCGCGAGGGCATCTCAAGCTGCTCGTCCGGTTCGGCGATGCGCGTCCGGTGCGGCAACACATGGAATTCGGCGAGCGGGCTTTCGAGGTTGTGGACGCAACGTTCGAGCGGGAGTTCGACACCGCGATGCGAGAGGCGATCGCAACCGCGAAGCTCTAATGGTGTTGCGAATGCGCAACGAAATGATACAAACGTTGCGCGAAAGCAACGAAAAGCAGGGGAAACGGGGCCTGATGGGTCCTTCCGGCGCCCTTCCGAATGCGCGGGCACTGCGCACCGCGCTTTTCGACCAGCGCTGAATTTTCAAAATTGGGTAACAGGTAACAGATCGCGCGATGAATCAGAGCGAGTTCGCGGCACTCCACGGCGTCAGTCGGAAGACGGTCACGAAGTGGAAGGAGCGCGGCTGGCTCGTCTTTGCGGGCGATGAGGTCGACGTTGAGGCGTCGAACAAATTGCTGAAGCGCTATCGTCGCGACGGCGTGCCCACTGTTACCGAGCCCGCAGCGAAGAAGCCAAGAGGTAACAAGCGGCAGCCTGTTACCCAGGCAGCGAAAGGGGTAACGCTCGAAGCTGGTGAAAGCGCCGGCGACGTGGCGAAGCAGATCCTTTCCGGCAACGTCGAGCTGATGGATTTCGATGAGGCTCGCTGCTTCAAAGAGAACTATCTCGGGCTGATGGCTCAGCTCGAGTACGAACGCAAGTCCGGGTCGCTCGTCGAGCTGGATACCGCAACAGCAATCCTCTTCGAGGAGTTCCGGGCGCAGCGCGATGCGTGGCTTAACTGGCCGACCAGAGTAGGTCCGATCTTGGCGGCCGACCTAGGTGTCGAGGCCGACCGAGTTGTCGAGGCTCTAACCGCGCATGTCCACAAGCAAATCGCCCAGCTCGGCGAACCTGAAGCCAATTTCTCCGAAAGGGAAGGCTGACAGGCTCCGTGCGTCTGTTCGGCGCGCGTGGACGCCACCGCCGCGCATCAGCGTGCCGGCATGGGCGGACAAGTTCCGCAAGCTGGCGAAGGAGGCCGGGAGCACCTCCGGCAACTGGGAAACATCGACGGTGGAAGTCGCGCGCGGGCCGATGCTCGCAGTGACCGAGCCCGGCGTGCACGTCATCACGACGATGGTGAGCACGCAGCTGCTGAAGACTGCGCTGCTCGAAAACGTCTTCGGATACTTTGCGCACCTTGATCCATGCCCGATCCTGTTGCTTCAACCGAAAGAGGACGCTGCCGAGCAGTTCAGTAAGGAACGTATCAGCCCGTTGATCCGTGTCACGCCCGCGCTGCGCGAACTGGTAGGCACGAGCAAAACACGCAATGCCGACGAGACGCTGCTGTTTAAGGCGTTCCCCGGCGGCTTTCTCGCGCTCGCGGGCGCTGGCAGCCCCGACAACCTTGCGCGGCGCCCGGTGCGCGTCATCCTCGCGGACGAGGTCGACAAGTATCCGGTGACGCGCGAAGGTGAGCCGATCGCGCTGGCCGAAGAGCGGACGGCGACGTTTGGCGTGAACTGGCTGTCGATTCGCGCGTGCTCCCCGACTGTCGAGGACGAGAGCCGGATCGAGGCCAGCTACAAGGAATCGGATCAGCGCCGCGCGTCGATCGCGTGCCCGCACTGTGGGCATCGCATGTTCCCGGATTTCTTCAAGCACGTCGACTGGGACAAGCGTCGCGACGAAAGCGGCAACGTCGTCGAGCACTTCCCGAAGACAGCGCGGATCGCTTGCGAATCGTGCGGTGAAATCTGGTCGGAAGGCGATCGGCTGCGAGCATTGCAGACCGCGCGCTGGCATCAAACGCGGTCATTCGAGTGCTGCGGATCGCGGCATATTCCGCTCGACGCATATGAGCGCGCGTGGCGCGGCCCAGAAGACTCGCGTGAGGCGACGACCACCGCGGCTATCGACACAGTCTGGGACTGGTGGGAAAGCGATCGCCACGCGGTGTATCGCGCCAAGTGCCCGGAATGCGGAGAGTGGAAGGTCGACAACGAGCACGCTGGATTCCAGGCGAGCAAGCTCTATAGCCCGTGGCAGAAGGACAAGCCGTCAGACATTGCAGCGAAATGGCTGAAGGCGCACGGCGACGAAGAGAAGAAACAGACCTGGTGGAACACGCAGGCCGGCATGCCGTACCGCCCGAACTCGGGCAAGGTGCTGAAGCTCGACGCACTGGTCGCGCGCGGCGAACGCTGGGCGGCGGAAGTGCCCGACGGCGTCGCGGTGATCACAATCGGCGTTGACACGCAGGACTATCGCTTCGAAGTCGAAGTCGTCGGTTGGGGCCGCAACGAAGAAAGCTGGTCGATTGCCTATGAGGTGATCGAGGGCGACATGGAAACGCCCGATCCGTGGGATCGACTCGACGCGCTGCTGAATCGCATATGGCATCGCGCGGACGGGCGACCGTTCGAAGCGATGGCGGTGTGTATCGACTCCGGCGGCCACCATACGCAGAAGGTCTACGACTTCTCGAAGGCTCGTCTAGGCCGCAAGGTCTGGGCGATCAAGGGCGAGTCGGCAGTCAGCGGCAAGCGCAATCCGATCTGGCCTGTGAAGAGACCGACGAGAAAGACGAAAGCGTCTTTCCGGCCGGTGATCATCGGCGTCAACGCGGCGAAGGACACCATCCGGAACCGGCTGCACGTCGAAGAGGCTGGCGCGGGCTTCATGCACTTCCCGAACGACCGCGACATCGGCTACTTCGCGCAGCTCACGTCGGAGCGCTCTGTCGTGAAGGTCTCGGGCGGTCAGAAGTATCGGGTATGGGAGTTGCCGTCGGGGCGCGCGAACGAAGCGCTCGACTGCCGCGTGTATGCGTATGCCGCGCTGTGCGGTCTGACGCACCTCGGCCTGAAGCTGAATCGCCGCGCGGATCTCGTAGCGCAGCCGCTTGATTACGACGCTTCACAGCAGGCATGGGTGCCGCAACCAGCGGTGCAGCCAGAGGCTCAGCCGTCATCGGCGCCGTCGCCGGTTGAAGCTAAACCAGCCCGAAAGAAATTGACGGGCCGACTCGCTTAGGAACGAAATGGCTATCACGGACGGAATGAGTACTGCGGACATGCAGTCGAGGCTAGCGGCGCTGCAGGCTGCCTACTTCGACCTGTCGCAAGGTGCGAAGTTCGTGAGCGCCACATACAACCAGGGCGACGGCACGAAGTCGGTGACGTATCAACAGAGCGACCTCGCTCAGATTATGCGCAGCATTCAGATGCTGCAGAAAGCCCTCGGGATCATCCCGCACTATCACCGCGCTCGCAGGATCTTTTTCTGATGTCACTCCTCGTCGATTCGACTGGCAAGCCGTTCGCGGATCTTCCAGTCGGCGGACGTGCGCGCGCAGATTCCGGATCTGGTGCGCCGCTGGCCATTCCGGGTAGCGTGGCGCAGCCATACGGAAGCGCCTATCCGTATGAGGCGTCACGGGTCGACACCCCGGAGATGGGTAATTGGTATCCGGTGATCCGCTCTCCGGACTCGGAAATCAACTACTGGCGCGACCGCATGGTCGCGCGTGCGCGTGATCTCGCCCGGAATGATGGCTGGGCGAGCGGCGGCATTACTCGTATTCTCGATAATACGGTAGGGGCGCATCTGCGCCTTTCGTCGAATCCGGATTGGCAATACCTGCGACTGTTCAGCAAGAAATTTGATGCGGTTTGGGCCGATGAATTCCGAAAGGCAGTAGAGGCTCTCTGGCGTGTCTATTCAGAGGATCTTGGGCACTGGAATGACGTGTCGCGGCAGTTGACGGCATCGCAGCAAATGCGGTTGGCGCTCCGTCACAAACTGATCGACGGTGAAGATCTGATCGTCAATCACTGGTTTCCAGATCGCATCGGGCGTGGCGCTGCGCAATACGCGACGGCTTTTCTTGTTGTCGATCCTGACCGGTTATCTAACCCGTTTCAGATGGTCGACACGAAGTATCTGCGCGGCGGCGTAGAGGTTGACGACGACGGCGTGCCGATCGCGTATCACATCCGCAAGGCGCATCAGAACGATACATATAACGCGCCTCAGTCGATGGAGTGGGAGCGCGTCGTTCGAGAGGATGACGACGGTTGGCGCCGAGTCATTCACGACTTTGAGCGTGATCGAGCCGGACAGAATCGAGGCATCGGGATATTCACGCCGGTGCTGTCACACACGAAGATGCTTGCGAGGTACTACGGCGTTGAACTGCAGGCGGCGACTGTCGCGACGATCTTCGGTACGTACGTTACAAGCCCATACGATCCCGCGATGATCGAGGCCGCCATGGACTCCGACGGCGGCGAGCAGGAGATGGGCTACTACCAGGAGCTGCGCGCTGACTGGGCGAAAGAGCGGCCTGCGATGCTCAACGGTGTCCGCGTCCCGACGCTCGCACCCGGCGAAGAAATCAAGCAGGTCGCCGCGGCGCATCCACACAGTGGTTTCGGCGAGTTCGCGCACGAGATGCTGCGCTCGATCGCAGCTGCGCTCGGCGTCTCTGCTGAGCAGATCACTCAGGACTGGAGCAAGACCAACTACTCGAGCGCGCGTGCTGCGTTGCTTGAAAGTTGGAAGACGCTCAATCGCAGAAGCGCCGAATTCAAGATCGGCACTGCAACACCGATGTTTGCGACTTGGCTGCAGGAAGTAATGGAGCGTGGAGATCTGCGATCTGTGCTTCCGAACGGCGCGCCAGAGTTCATTGAGGCGTCGACCGCATATGCTCGTTGCGGATGGCTCGGAGTAGCGCGCGGATGGGTCGATCCTGTTAAGGAACGACAGGGTGCCGCACTTGGCATGGACATAGGCCTTTCGACTCTTCGCGACGAAGCAGCGGAGCAAGGGCGCGACTGGGAGGAAGTTATTGCTCAGCGTGCCATTGAAATCCGTACGTTTAAAGAGCACGGCATTCCGTTGCCGGACTGGACCGGCGGTAAGGACGCGAGTGATGCATCCGATCCGCCTGAGGAACCCCAACCGCAATGAAAACCTATCCGTTCGCGGCGGCCCGCGTATTCGACGTGCCGCTCGCCGTTCATCCTTCCAAAGGGCAGGTGATCGCAAGGGTGCTTGCTGGTCGGTTCGGGATCTCTGATGTCGAATTCGCTGGCGGTGCGCCGCTCGTCGTGAAGCCGATGGCTTTCGACGAGTGGGATGACGACGAGAGCATGCAGGTTCAGGAAACGCCGTACGACCTGGACCAAGGCGTTGCAATAATCGACGTCTCCGGGACACTGGTTCAGAAGAGCAGCAACCTGCGGCCGTCCTCCGGGATGCTTGGGTACAACGCGATTCGCCACAATTTTCTCGCTGCGCTGAGCGACGAGCAGGTTAAGGCGATCGTGTTGTCGATCGATTCCCCGGGCGGGGAAGTTGCTGGCTGCTTCGATCTCGCGGACCTCATCTACGAGTCGCGCAGCATCAAGCCGACGCTTGCAATTCTCAATGAGTCGGCATTTAGCGCTGCGTACGCGCTCGCGAGTGCGTGCGAGCAGATCACCGTGCCGCGGACCGGCGGAACTGGCAGTGTGGGGGTGATCTGCATGCACGTCGATCAAAGCAAGGCGATCGACAAAGCCGGTCTGACCGTCACGATCATCAAATATGGCGATCGCAAGGCTGACGGAAATCAGTTCAACCCGCTTTCGAAAGAGGCGCTTGACCGGTACCAGGCTGAAGTCGACGAGATGGGCGAACTGTTCGTTCAGACGGTTGCTCGCAATCGTAATCTTTCCGCCGACGTCGTTCGTAAGACGCAGGCAACCACCTTTCTCGGTGCCGCTGGCGTCGAGATAGGCTTCGCCGACGCCGTGATGGCGCCGGACGAGGCATTTCAATCCCTGCTCACAGAGCTGGGCTGACATTTCCCACCCCCAAGAGGTTTACACATGAGTATTCGCACCCTCGCGGCGCGCGGGCTCTCGTTCGCCCATCTCGCCGGTTTGCCTTCGCGTGCTGCACGTGCGGCGGAACAGGATGACGAGCGCAAGCAGCGTGACGGCGAGTCCGATGACGACTACGCCAAGCGCATGGAAGAGCTCGACGACGAAGAAGAGCAGGCGCGGAAAGCCGAGGAAGAGCGCAAGGAAGAGGAGGCGCGCAAGGCCGAGGAAGAACGCCAGAAGGAAGAGGAATCTCGTCGGGCCGAAGAAGACAAGGATAGCGATCCGGCGGCTGATGACGATGACGACGAAATGCGCGGCAAGAGCGCCGTTGCTCGTGCGCGTCGACGCGAGCGTGCTCGCTGCGCAGCGATCTTTGCATCGCCGGCTGCTGCTCGCAACCCTGTTCTCGCAGCAAATCTGGCATTCAAAGGCCAGATGAAGCGTAGCGAGGCGCTCGCGTTGCTCGAAGGAACGCCCGCTCCCGCATCTGCGGCGCATGCAAATCGTGCCGCGCGAAACCCGAACCTTGGTGCAGACGGCGGCGCTAAACCGTCTCAGCAGCAAGCATTAGCGGCACGCTGGGATGCGAATCTCAAGGCCGCAAACCCGCACCGCCGCTAATCAACCATTCTGCCCCAAAGGAACTGAACCATGGGTAATCCGACTTACACGCCGTTTCAGGAAAACTGGCACAACGGTGGCTTTCTCGTCTCGCAGGCGAACGGCCATCAATCGATCGAGCAGGGCACGCTGACCGGTGGCGTCAAGGTCTTGGCTGGCACGGTGCTCGGCACCATCCTGTCTGCTCTGACAGCAGCAGCTGCCGCGCTCGGCACGAACACCGGCAACGGTACGTTCGGCGCGATCACGCCGCAGGCCGCGCCGGCGACGATGATCGGCGCGTATCTCGTGTCGCTCACGAGCTCGTCGGCATTCACGGTCACGGCACCGGACGGCCAAACGGCCACCGGCACCGTCGGCAGCGCTTTCAGCGGTCTCGGCATCGGCTTCACGATCACCGCTGGCGGCACGCCGTTCGCGGCTGGCGACTCGTTCACGCTGACGACCACGGCGACGCCGGGCAATCCGTCGATCGCCTCGGCGGCCGGCACGAACACCGGCAACGGCACGATCGGCTCGCTGAGCGTGCAGGGTTACGCGGCGAAGGCCGGTGTGTATTCGGTCGAGTTCGACGATGCGACGCACTTCGTCGTCACCGATCCGACGGGTGCTGAAGTCGGTCACGGCACGACGGGCGTTGCCTTCAAAGCCGGCGGTCTCTCGTTCACGATCACCGCAGGCGGCACGGCGTTCGCCGCTGGCGATAGCTTCACGGTCACGGTCGCGGCCGGCTCGAGCAAGTACAAGCCGTTCGATCCCGCGAACGTCGACGGTTCGCAGGTGCCGAGCGGCATCCTGTTCGCCACGAAGGACGTCACGAGCGCGGACAAGCCGTGCGCGGTGGTTGTGCGCCTCGCCGAAGTCAATTCTTCGGAGTTGGTGTGGCCGACGGGCATGAGCGCCGCGGCGATCACCGCCTCGCTCGCGCAGCTGAAGGCGCTGACCATCATTCCGCGCTAATCGCCACCTGACCAGACGCCGCCCACTAGCGGCTTTTCGTGAATGCATTGAGGCCGCCACCAAGGCGGCTTTTCTTTTTTAAGGAATAAGCCATGGCTGGCGAAATCATCGACATTTTTAACAGCGACGCATTCAGCGCGCTGGCCCTCACGCAGGGTGTGCAACGCAACCCCTACCAACCGGGCGCACTCGGTCAACTGAACATCTTCGACGAGAATCCGATCCGCACGACGGCGGTGTCTGTTGAAGAACGCACGGGTACGCTGAAGCTGATTGGCTTCAGCGAGCGCGGCGCGGAAGGTACGCAACGTACGACCGAAAAGCGCAAGATGCGCTACTTCGACGTGCCGCGTCTGATGCACGACGACACGATCCACACGTACGAAATCCAGAACATCCGCGAGTTCCCGGAAGGTCCGACCGGCCAGATCGTGACGGTGCCGATGCAGCTCGAACGCGAAGTGGCGCGCCGTCTTGCAGGCCCGACGGGCTTGCTCGCAAGCGTCGAGTACACGAAGGAGTATCTGCGCCTCGCCGCTGTCCAGGGCATGGTGCTGAACCCCGCCGACGGAACCGTTCTGTACAACTGGTTCGACGAATTCCAGATCGCGCAGGCGACGGAAGTCGCCTTCAATCTGGCCGCAGGCGTTGCGAACAGCCTCCGTCCGATCATCAACGGTGTGAAACGCTACATGGCGCGCAAGGCGCAGGGCGCGTTCACGAACCAGACGAAGATCATGGCGCTCTGCGGCGACGTGTTCTACGACCAGTTCTCGAATCATCCGGACGTGATCCGTACGTTCCTGAACTGGGAAGGCGCGAAGGACATCCGCAACGATGCATTCGGCGATGCGTTCAGCTCGTTCGATTTCGACGGTATCACCTGGGTGAACTACCGCGGCTCGGACGACAACTCGACCGTCAAGATCGCGGACGACAAGGTCAAGTTCTTCCCCGTGAACGCACCTGGCATCTTCCAGGAGGTGCTGGCTCCGGGCGAGTCGGCAGAGTTCATCAATCAGCCCGGGGCGCCGGTCTACGTGCTGCCGATCATCGACCGCGATCGCCGCATGTGGTGGAAGATGGAGGTCTACTCCTACCCGCTGTACCTCTGCACTCGTCCGGAAGTTCTCGTCGGCGGCCGTTCGGAGGCTTAATGCCTATCGACTGGAATGCCGTGGTCATCGGCCCGCTGCAGGGCGTTTTCGGCGAGCCTGTGTCCTATACGTCGATCCTCGGCGGGTCATTCCAGATCAGCGGCGTGTACGACAAGGCTTTCTTCGCCGTCAACGTCGAGACCGGATCACTGGTCTCGACATCTCAGCCAACGCTAGGTGTGCAACTTTCGCAATTCCCATCGAACTATCTACCCCAGCAAGGCGATCAGGCTCTGATCATCGGAACGGGTGAGCAGTGGGAAGTGCGCGAGGTGCATTCGGATGGCAAGGGCGGCGCCCGCCTGATGCTCAACGTACCGGGGCAAACCGATGTCTGATCAGACCGCACGCGCGGGATTCCGCGTTGCGCTGCTGTCCGTGCTAGGCACCTTGCAGAACGTGAATCTGTATTCGCCTGGTGACTGGAACGTGACGGCGGCGAAGCTGCCGGCGATCAAGGTCCGGTATGGCGGAGAAGAAAAGAAGTCTCTCGGCAATAACGGTCAGACCGCATTTGACACGACGAGCGTCTTCGAGATTCGCGTCGAAGTGTCGGGGCGATCGGGCCCGGCTGCGCTGCTCGCGCTCGAAGGCCTTCAGGCTGACATCGAGGCTGCAATTTTCAAGAGCGTGCCGCTGCGCAACCTCGCGCAGGACTTCCCGTTCATGCGTACGCAGACCGACGTGAGCGCAGACGGCGAGACGCACATCGGCGGGATGCTGATCTCTCTGGGCGTGCAGATGTACGAGACGTTCTATCCGGATGTCACGGCGCAGCTCACGGAGATCGATCTGGCGGCAGACCTGATCAACGTGTTCGATCCGACAGAGACGTACCCGAATCCGCCTTTCCCTGATGCAGTAACGCCGGCGCCGCGAACCGAAGGGCCCGATGGCCGGGCTGAAGGCTTCGTCAAGGCCACATTCACTTAAAGGAGTGACGAATGATCGTCAAACCTGCACCGGGCCTCAAAGTGCGGCATCCGGTCACGAAGCAGTTTCTGCCGCCCGAAGGCATCGAAGTGCCGGATGGCGATATTTTCTGGACGCGCGTAGCTAACGACGGTGATGTCGTGATTGAAACGCCGACGCCCGCAACCGTAACTAAGAAGGCTGGGGGTGACGCGCAATGACCATCCCGTTCAAACAGATCCCGCAGAACCTGCGCACGCCGCTGTTCTTCGCCGAGATCGACAGCTCGCACGCGAACACTGCTGTCGCGAATCAGCGCGCGCTGCTGATCGGACCGATGACGACGGGCGCGGCCGCCGCGAACGTGCCGCTCCTGTCGGCCGGCACGGGCGACGCGAACACGCAATTCGGCGCGAACTCAGTACTCGCGCTGATGACGGCGGCCTATCGCCAGAACGACCAGTTCGGCGAACTTTGGTGTTTGCCGCTGGCTGACGCTGCCGGCGCGACCGCGGCAACTGGTTCGATCGCGATTACCGGTGCGCCGACGGCCAATGGCACGCTGGCGCTGTATATCGCCGGCCAACTGGTCTCGGTCGCGGTGACCTCAGGTCAAACGACGGCGCAGGTTGCCACGGCTCTCGCCGCAGCGATCAACGCGATTCCGGGCATGCCGGCAACCGCAGTTGCGTCGACAAGCACTGTCAATCTGACGGCTGACAACAAGGGCCTCGTCGGCAACGACATCGACGTTCGCTTCAACTATCAGGGCGCGGCGAACGGCGAAGTGTTTCCGACAGGTTTCGCCGCGACGATCACCGCGATGGCCGGTGGCGCGACGAATCCGACGCTGACGACCGCGCTCGGCAACCTGCTCGACATGCCGTTCGACTTCATCGCGTGCGCGCTCACGGACACGACGTCGATGGACGCCATCAAGGCGTTCCTGAACGACTCGACGGGTCGATGGAGCTGGCAGCAACAGGTGTTCGGGCATGCGTTCTACGCGTACCGCGCGACCTGGGCGAATCAGACGACGTTCGGCACGGCGCGGAACAATCAGCACGAAACAGTGATGGGCTTCAACGATTCGCCGACGCCCGCGTGGCAGTGGGCATCGGCGATCGCCGCGGTCACCGCCGTGAGCGTGCGCGCTGATCCGGGCATTCCGATGCAGACGGTTGCGCTGACCGGTGTGTTGGCGCCGCCGCTGCAATCGCGCTTCAACCTGAGCCAGCGCAACACGCTGCTCTATGACGGCATCTCGACATTCACAGTCGCCGACGATGGCACGGTGGCGATCGAAAACCTGATCACGACGTACCAGACGAACGCGTCGGGCCAGCCAGACAACAGCTATCTCGAAATCGAGACGATGTTCCTGCTGACCTACGTGCTGCGCCGGCTGCGCACGATGGTCACGACGAAATACGCGCGCGTGAAGCTCGCGGCCGACGGAACGCGCTTCGCTCCGGGTTCAGGGATCGTCACGCCGAAGATCATCAAGGCCGACCAGATTGCTGAATACCGCGCGATGGAATACGAAGGCTACGTGCAGGGCAGCGACATCTTCGCGCAGTCGATCATCGTGGAACAAAACGCCTCAAACCCTAACCGCGTGGACGTCCTTTGGCCGGGGATTTTGATTAACCAGTTGCGCATCTTCGCGCTGCTGGCGCAGTTCCGCCTGTCGGCCACGCAGTCCTGATCTGTCCGTCAAACGCAAAGCGCCGCCCGCTAACCCGGGCGGCGTTGTCATTTCTGGGAGCCATAGATGGCGAACAACACAGGCCTTATTGCCGGCACCGCGTATCTGACGGCCGACGGGGTGAATTACCAGCTCGAAGGCGAACTGAAGTACGACGTCGGCAGTGTGACGCGCGAGTCGAAGTCCGGGCAGGACACGGTGCACGGCTTCAGCGAAATGCCGAAGCCTCCATACATCAGCGCGTCGATTCGTGATTCCGGCGGTCTCAGCCTCGCTGCATTCAACGCGATGCGCAACGTGACGCTCGTGCTCGAGCTAGCGAACGGCAAGACGGTCATCGGACGCAACATGTGGACGGTGGAAGCGCAGGAAGTCGACACGGTCGAGGCGAAGTTCACGTGCCGTTGGGAAGGCCTGCAGAACGCGGTCACGGAGCAGTAAGCGATGAGCGATACGAAAACGATCGTCCTGCGCAAGCCGCTTAAGCACGGCAAGGGCGACGCGGAGAAAACCGTCTCGGAGATCACGCTTCGCGAGCCGCTCGCCGGCGACTACGAGAAGGCAGAGCAATCCGCCGGTGTGTATGGCACGTCGATCGCGCTGATTGCTCTACTCAGTGGCGTGCCTGTCGACGTGATCGACCAGATGTACGGCAGCCAGATCGACGAGGCCGAAGACTTCGTTGCATCGTTTGGTCACGATGCCGCGCGGAATCCAGAGAGGAGCGCGGACGAGATCGTCATTCAGTTGACGAAGCCCGTCCAACTCACGAAGGACGACAGCGCGCTAAACCTGGCCTCGCTTTCGCTTTGCGAGCCGACGAATGCGCAGAAGCGAAAAGCCGAAGCGGCGGGCGGTCCGTTCGCACGCATGGTCGCGCTGATCAGCCTGATCGGCAAGGTGCCGAAAAGCTCCGTGCGCGCGCTGTGCGCTCGGGATTTCCTCGAAGCCGCGGCGTATTTCAACGGTTTTCAGGTTCGGCGATCACCGGACTCGGACGACTGATCGCCGCACGGGTCTCGATTCCGGAGTGGTGGGATGACCGTCTCGCCGAGTTGACGCACATGATGCGTTGGCCTCCGGATGCGGTCGAGCAGATGACAGAATCCGAGACCCTGCGCTGGCTCGAAAGAGCGCTGCGCCTGGGCAAACGCATTGGAGTTGGCGCATGAACATCGGTGGCGGCGCAGGCGCCGTGCTCAGCACCGCCTCGGGGATTTCCAATCTGGCGAGTTCGCTCGCCGCGCGGCTTGGCGGATCGGCTGCGTCGTATTTCGAACAGTTGCGCCCCGCATCATATCGAGGTGTGCCGTTCGTATCGCTCGGAAGTGAGGCGGCATTCGGTCGTCGCAATCAGGTTCACCAATATCCGCAGCGTGACACGCCGTGGATCGAAGATCTCGGGCGCGGCGCGCGGCGCATCCGTATGTATGGCTTCGTCATCGGTGACGACGTCATCATGCAACGCGATGTGATGATCGCCGCAGTTGAGACGGCTGGTGATGGAGAGTTGATCCATCCGACGCTCGGCAGGCTCAACGTCAACCTGGACGGCTTCCGAAGCATCGAGCATTGGGAGCGCGGCCGGTATTTCGAGTTTCAGTTCGAGTTCGTCGAGGCCGGGCAGCGTACATACCCGACCGCCGAAACCGCGACGACGCAGTCGGTGCTGAACGCGGTGACGGGTTTGAACGTTGCGGCCGCGTTGAATTTCGCTAAGACCGCGCTGAATGCCATTGCATATGGCGCCGCCGTGCTAGGGACCGTCGTCAACACCGCGCTCGGCTGGTACACGTACGCGAAGAACATCGTCGGCGACGCGCGAAACCTGTTTCAGCTGCTGTTCAACCTGCCGGGTGACTTCGGTCGCTTCGCGGGCAGCGCGACGGTTCCGACGTTCAGCAAGTATCCGAGCTCGTCGGTGCAGTCGAATCAGACGACGCAGTCGATGATCGAGGCCGCGACGACGGCGCGCGCGAACGTCAGCACGGCAGCAGACACGATGGCGGCCGCTGCAGCAGGTTTCGACGCGACGACGGTCGACACCTTCACCTCGTCGGTTCAAGGGGTGACGTCTGCTGTTCTGGCGGCGACGAACGATCCGAATGACTCGATTCGACTGCTGTCGTCGCTTTCAACGTTCGTTCCGAATGCGGGCACGACGACGTCTGTGATCGGCACGGCGATGGGCGATATGCAGTCGGCGTGCAGCGATCTGTTCCGTCGCACGTCGATTGGCGCGGTCGCACAGGCCTCGTCGACATATCAGCCGTCGTCGAGCGACGATGCGGCGCGCGTGCGCGATCTCGTGACCGATCTGATCGACGCTGAGATGACGGTCGCAGGGGACCAGGGCGAAGACGAGACGTATGAGGCGCTCTCGACGCTGCGCGCGGCGGTCGTCGCTGACCTGAACAAGCGCGGCGCGGGTCTGTCGTCGATCAAGACGTTCAGTTTGCCTGCGCCGATGCCGTCTCTCGCGCTGGCGACGAGGATTTATCGCGATCCGACGCGTGCTGACGAGCTCGTCGCGCAGGCGAATCCTGTGCACCCTGCATTCATGCCTACGACCTTCAAGGCGTTGGCGAACTGATCCTCGAGCGGGTTCATGGCAAGCAAAATCTCCATTGCGATCACCGCGAAGAATCAGGCATCCGGCCCGATCGGGCAGGTGACGAACAGCCTTTCGAAGTTGCAGGCGCAGGCGAACAAAGGCAAGTTGAATAGTCTCGGCAGTTCGATCGCAGCCGGATTCAGTTCGAACAGCGGCGCGATCTCCGAGATTGCCAGCTTCGTCGGAAAGGCTGGAATCATCGGTGGCGTCACGGCGCTGACGTTCAAGATCGCCCAGCTCGAGTCACAGTGGGCCTCGTCGGTGCGCTCGATGAGCAATCTGGCGGTGCGCAGCGGATTGTCGACGACGAGCGCGTTCGGCGTGCAATACGCGGGCCGTCTTGCCGGTCTGTCGGCCGAACAAGCGAACGGCGGCATTGAGCAGGTGCGGCAGACGTACAGCGATGCGATCAACAACCGCAATCCGGAGGCGCTCAAACGCTTCCAGGCCGCGGGCATCTCGACTGATCCGAATCGGCTGGAGTCAATTGAATCGGTTCTGACGAAACTCGCGGCGTATGCGGAAGCGCTGCGCGGTCAAGGTAAGTATGGCGGCGCCCAGAACTTCCTGAATGCGGCGGGCGCAGGTTCGCTTGTCGACTTTCTGAATCGCGGTCCGGCTCAGGTCGCATCTGATCTTGAGACCGCGAAGGCGTATATCCCGGATGAGCAGGACATTCAACGCGCTCGGGAATATGCCGATGCGTCGTCCAAGTTGAGCATTACCTACGACCGGCTGAAGACGACGGTGCTGAGTGGCGTCGAGCCTGCGCTGAACTCGCTGCTAAACGGCATTCAGTTCTTTTTTGACGTGGCCGGTGGTCGCGGCAGGCCGCAGGCCCAGCCGAGCGGATCCGACGCCACCAGTCAGCGGCTATGGAACGGATTCGAGCGTTTCGGCAATTCTCTGCGTGGCAACGGTCCCGTCACCATGGCCGAACTGAATGGTTCGCCCGCTCAAGGGACTGCTCAGGGCGATCGTGAGCCAACTGTCACCGCTCGTGGCGGAAAACTTGAGCAGGCGCGTTCCATGGTCGAGTGGTACATGAATCATGGTGCGAGCAGGACGGCGGCTATCGGCATTACCGCGAACGCATTCCGTGAAAGCAGCCTTGACGAGCGAGCCGTCGATTCAACTGGCAAGTTTCGCGGGCTATTCCAGTGGGGGCCCGAGCGTCGAAAGTTGTATGAGCAGCAATTCGGGCGCCCGCTCGATCTGGAGACGCCTGAGCAACAGATGGCCTTTTCAGTGTGGGAGCTGAACCACAACGAGAAGGGAACAGCTAAGGCGCTCGCGGATGCGACGGATGCACCCGACGCAGCCGCGAAATTCTCGTCGCTGTATGAGCGACCGACAGACGTGAAGGGTGAGGCCCAGATCCGTTCGGGGATCGCTCGTGATCTGGACAGCCAGCTTGGTCAGGGCGTTTCGGGCGAAGGAGGCAAGGTGCGCGTCGAGATTGTCCACAAGAATGCGCCGCCGGGCACCAGCACGAACATCACGTCGTCTCCGAACGTGGACACGCAACTGAAAACAGATCGCCAGCAGGCACCGCTGGGCGACCAATACGCCTTTTCACCTGGTAATTTCTGATGCCGAATGCAGATCGCATTGTCGACGCCGTAGGTGCGAAGCCCGGCGCCGACGAAGTGCGCGTGCTGCTGACGCAGGACGGTCTCGTGCTTACCGGGTGGAAGTCGGTGCGGATCACGCGCTCGATCGAGGTCGCGACGTCGTCGTTCATCCTGACGTGCTCTGCTGATGCGAACACGCTGAAGCTGGTTTCGAAGGAGGGCGCGCCGGTCACGATCTCGATTGGCGACAGCGTCGTCCTATCGGGATTCGTCGAGACGATCGAGACGATTCTGACGCCGCGCTCGCACGACATCACGATCTCCGGTCGCGGGAAGGTGGCCGATCTTGTCGACTGCTCGTGCCGTATTGACCGCGTCAACGCAAACGTCGGCTTGCTCGATCTGTGCAAAAGCATCGCGAGCCAGTATTCGATCGATGTGTTCGTGCCGTCGAACGGAACGCAGAAGGCGCTCGACGCGCTCCCTCCGTTGCCTCGACAGATCATCAGTATCACCGAAACGGCGTGGGAAGTCATCGAGCGCTATGCGCGCTACTGCGGGATGCTCGTCTTCGAGAGCGAAGAAGGCGAGTTGACGATCTCGCAGGCCGGGACGGAACTCGGTGCGTCGGGTGTCGCCGTCGGTAACAACGCCGAAGCGATCGTCTGCACAAAAAGCACGCTCGGGACATTCAGCACATACAACGCCGTTCTCAGCGCATACAGTGCGGGTGCGGATGACGAGAGCATTCCGAACCTGCCCGTCATCACAGTGGTGAACAACTCGACGACGGCGAACGCGCTTCGGTTTAGGCCGACATATTTCGTATCGGAGCAGAGCGCGACGGATCGCGATTTCGTCACGAAGCGCGTGAACTGGATGGCCTCGCGTGCTTATGGGCGGTCTCGGCGTGTGCGCGCGTTGGTGGACAACTGGCGCGATGCGAGCGGCTCGCCGTGGTTCGTGAATGTCAATTATCCGGTTTCGGCCGACGCTGCCGGCATCCCGGCGAACACGGTCCTGCTTCTCGCCGAAGTGACGTTCATCCTCAGCGAGGCCGGCACGCACGCCGAGCTCGTGTTCGGGCCGCGTCAAGGTTTCCTGCCTGAGCCGATCGCGCTCGATGTCCTGCCGATGGACGAATCGACGCAAACACCTGCGGAGCAATAGTGCTGAGCGATTTGAACAGGCTGGCGCGCCGGATACTGCTGTTGATGGCGCGCGGCGCGATTGCGCTCGTCGACGACACGAAGAGCGTGCAGACGTTGCAGGTCCGGCTGAACGCGCTCGAGTTGATCCCCGATGTGCCGCGCTACGCCGAATTCGGATTCACGTCGAATCCGCCAGCCGGTACGCAGGCGCTTGTCGCGTTCAAAAACGGCGATCGAAACGACGGATTCGTGATCGCGACATCGAACGCGAAATACCGAATGACAGGGCTCGCATCCGGGGAGGTCGCGATCCACGATAGCCGGGGGCAGTCGGTCTATCTGACGGCTTCCGGAATCATCGTGAATGGCGGTGGAAACCCGATCACGTTCACGAATGCGCCGGAGGTGATCGCGGATACACCGCTGCTGAAGTGCAAGGGCGACATCCTCGACAACTACCAGACGAACACTCGGACGGTGGCCGGAATGCGCCAGGTCGCGAATTCGCATACGCACCCGATCAATAACGTGCAGACGGGCAGCAGCACGATCAACTCGCAGCCGCCGACGCAACAGGAGTAACGCATGTCAGACATCTCTGTCATCTGGGACGTCGACAACAGCCGCGGAGACTGGCAATTCATCGCGCCGGCGCTGGTGACTGGCAACGATCTGCAGGCGGCCGTGCTCGTCAGCATCTTCACCGATCGCGCCGCGAATCCGGACGACACGATCCCGGATGGGACGGGCGATCCGCGCGGATGGTGGGGCGACATCGGCGAAGACAAGCCGATTGGCTCGCGTCTCTGGTTGCTCGACAGATCGAAGCAGACGCAGGAAGTGCTGAACAACGCGCGCGACTACATCAACGAGGCGCTTCAATGGCTCATTGATGACGGCGTGGTCGCGAGTATCGATGTGCAGACGCAGTGGGTGCGCGACACGTTTCTCGGCGCGCAGATCACGCTCTATCAACCGACGGGCACGCAGATCTCTATGACCTACGCGTGGGCCTGGCAACAGCTCTCCTGACATGCCATTCCAAAGAAAGACGCTCACCACCTTGATCTCTGAGGTGGCGGCAGACATTTCGTCGGCACTTCAGGGTGCCGACGCGCTGTTGCGGTTTGCCGTTCTCAAGATCATCGGCAAGGTTCTCGCCGGACTGACCAACCTCCAGTTTGGCTATCTCGACTGGATCGCGCGCATGGCCGTGCCGTTCACTGCCGAAGACGAATATCTCGAAGGCTGGTCTGCGCTGAAAGACGTCTATCGGAAGGCGGCGACGCAGTCTCAGCTGACCGCACAATTTCCGGGTACGACGGGGAAGGTGCTCAGCGCGGGCACAGCAGTCGCGCGTGGTGATGGCGTGACTTACACGACGTCGACGACGGGGACGGTGGACGGGACTGGCAATGTGTCGGTGACCATCGTCGCCGATGTGGCGGGCTCGGCGGGCAATGCGGATGCTGGGACGGCCGTATCGCTGAGCGTCGCTGTCGACGGAATCCAGCAAGGCGGCGCGATCACCGGGACCGTGGCCTCTGGTGCGGACATCGAAATAGACGATGATCTGCGCAGCCGCATGCTCGACGCCTACCAGAGCACTCCACAGGGCGGCGACGTCGAGGACTATGTTGAGTGGGCGCTGGCTGTCGCGGGCGTCACGCGCGCGTGGTGCGCGGCGAACGGATTCGGTGCTGGTACGGTTGTCGTCTACACGATGTGGTACAACGCGGAAGTGGCGCATGGCGGGTTTCCGCAGGGCACCGACGGCGTCTCGCAAAACGATAAAGGACCGGGCGGGATACCGCGCGGAACAGTCGCGGCCGGCGATCAACTCGTCGTTGCGGATTCAATTGTCGCGAAGCAGCCGGTAACGGCGCTCGTTTATTCGTGCGCTCCGATCGCCAACAACTTGACGATCACGCTATCTGGGTTGACATCAGCAACGACAGCGACACGCAACGCGATTTCCGCAGCCATTGCCGATGTGCTGTTCCGCAACGGCGATCCGCGTGCGGGCACGATCAACCGGGACGACATAGCAGCGGCGATCCGATCTGTCTCGGGGACGAGCGGCTTCCTGATCACGTTGATTCAGGGCGTCGTCGGCACGACGACCACCACCTATTCAGGGAACATCACCAGCGGGTTCGGGCAGCTTCCCGTCCTCGCGAGCGTGCTTTACGTCTGAGGCTCCATGCTCGCACCGAACTACACGGCGGCCGACTTCCTGAAGGCGCTGCAAGGGCTGATGCCGCGCGGGCGAGTCTGGCCGCGCGATCCTGATGCGGTGCAAACGCAGGTTCTATCCGGTTTGGCACCGAGCTACGAGCGCGCGACGGCGCGCGCGAACTATCTGCTGAAGGACGCATTCCCTGCAACGACGTACGAGCTGCTGCCCGAGTGGGAGTCGACGCTCGGGCTTCCAGACCCATGCGCCGGATCTGCCCCATCGATCGCACAGAGGCAGGCGCAGGTGCTTGCGCGCTTCGTCGGTGTGGGCGGTCCGACGATCGCGAGCCTGACGGCATTCGCTGCAAACCTCGGCTACACGGTCACAGTCGCCCAATTTGCCCCGGCACGAGTTGGTCAAAGCAGGGTAGGCCAACCACTCTGCGGTCTCGCGTGGGCCTTTGCGTGGCAGATCACGGCCCCGCTAAACACCGTCGTGCGCTCGCGTGTCGGTATCTCAGCCGCAGGTGATCCCTTGGCGTCATGGGGAAACTCGGTTCTTGAGTGTGAAATCAAGGCAATCATGCCTGCGCACACGATTCCAATCTTTGCATACGCATAAGAGGGCATATGTTTCGTATCGACGACGCAACTGCGGCAACATCGCTTCCCGTTCCGGAGGCAGCCGGCACCGAAGGCTATTGGACCGAAGGAAACCCTGCGACAGGTGTACCAGCTACGCTCGAGCGCGCGAGCTGGTTCAACATGGTCCAAGAAGAAATTCGCAATGTTGTCGTTGCGGCGGGCCTGACTCCCAGCAAGACGACGTACACGCAATTGCGTGATGCGATCAAGAACCTGTACGGTCCCGGACGACTGCTGCGCACAAGCGTTTATGCGATCGTCAGCGGTCAGCAGCAGGTTTCCGTGAATGGCAGCGCATTCGCGACCACGGGCGCAACGACTTTCGTTCCGTTGTCGAATACATCGACCGTTATTGGTGAAGCGCAGGGCGGCGGTGCGGCTGGAGGTGGCGCAGGCGGTGCTGGAGCATCGACGGTTTCCATGGGTGCTCCCGGCGGCTCTGGTTCATATGGAAAATCAATATGGCCAGTCGCAACAATCGGTGCCTCGCAAACCATCACGGTAGGCGCAGGCGGAGCAGGCGTGTCGAATGGCACTGGCGGGAATGGCGGATCTTCATCGATCGGGTCGCTGCTTACAGCTCCTGGAGGCGTTGGAGGTGGACCGCAGAACAATCAAACCCCCCCCGCTGCGAACGGAAACGGATCGTTCTCGACTGCTCCGACCGGAGCGAATCTGATCTCTATTCGCGGTACTTCCGTTCAAGCCTCTTTGGGTCTGTCGACGAGCGCCGCGATTGCCGGGACTGGAGGTGGAACTCCTTTCGGTCTTGGGGCCACAGGACCAGGAATTAACACTACCGGCATCGCAGCAGTGAACTATGGGACCGCCGGAAGCGGGGTTGTCGTTAATCAATCCGGCGGGAACGCTGCAGGCGGAGCAGGCTTTTCAGGCGTTGTCGTGATGACGGAGTATGCGTAAATGAAGACTTATGCACGCATTGAAGGCGGCAAGGTATTTGAGCTCATCAAACCGATGAGCGACGAAAACGGGAATGAGATACCGATAGAAAATCGGTTCACTCCCGAGTTCGTGGAAAGCTTAGTCGACGTGACAAGCATCTCGCCCGCCCCGGATCAAGGCTGGTCGGCGACCAGCTCTGAGGGAGTGTGGACTTTCGCTCCTCCCGCCTGAGGGATGATGCTTTGGGAGGTTGCCGGTCGGTGTCTCTTCATCAGGAGGCGCTGCACCGGCTTCTCGATCATGAGGTAGCTGGCGGAAGCGATAAAAATTAGAGCAGCGAGGAATGCAACTGTCGACACGGTTTGAGCCTGGTTCCACGTGACGAACATCTTCATCAAGATCTGATGCAACATATAGATCGAGAAGCTCACGTGTCCGAGAAATGCAAGCGGTTTCGCTGACAGCGCCTTCCCAAACAATCCTCGGCCTGATGCGGCAACTGCTATCAGGATCGCGAACGCCCATGAAGATCCGTTCTCATGGAAGATAACTTGCAGTGCAGATGGCGGGATTCCATTTCGAACCGGCCATATGCTGATCGACAGCCACGCGGTTATTATCAGCAGTATTGCGCCTTCAGCGGCTGTCCATGCCGCCAGTGAAAGCTGTGATCTCTTGATGTAACGATCCCACAATACCCAGGTCGACATTCCAAGGCAGAACTCAAAGCCACGCACTAGCGGATTTGCGTAAAGTGCCGAGGCGATCGTGATCTGGTCCATATCGCCATTCGATGGAAAGCGATGGTAGATCGCTGCTATGACGACAGCGACGAGTGCGGATCCGGCCATTTTCCAATGCCATGTCCGCTTGATGTTGATGAGCAGCAAGGGGAAGGCAAGATAGAAGAACGCTTCGGCTGATATGCTCCATGACGCGCTGTTATAGCTGAACGTGTAAGCCGTGAATGGAAATAGTGACTGCGTCAGCGTCAGGTTGGACGCGAGCAGATACCACTTGCTGAACATACCCGGGCCGTCGAACGTGATCGAGTCTGGACGCACGAATGTCACTAGCATCAGCAGAGCAAATATGTGTACCGGCCACAACCGCGCGAAGCGCGCGAACATGAAGCGGCCGTATCCTGGGAATGGCTTCGATGTGTAGACGTGGCTCAGGATGAAGCCAGACAGGACAAAAAAGAAGCTGACGCCCTGCACGAGCGAGCCGGGCGCATGTTGCAACCATGGCCATGAAAAGTAGAGCTTGGAGTGCAGCACGACGATCATCATCGCCGCGACGAACCGCAGGCTCGTCAATGGCTTAAGGTCGGCAACGTCGCCATGGGAAGGGTTCATTTTGGGCCGGAAGGTTATTAATGCCTCGCGCGCGAATATTACCAGACCTTACCGGCACCTCTTCAGAACTTGACCTTCAGCTCGATAGCATCCGCATCGTTCCATAGCGGAGGAATCGCGCGCTGATTGCTGTTCACCCTCATGAAGTAGTGGCGATATGACAGCGTGAATCGTCCATTGCCGACCGATGCTCCGACGAGCGGCGCGACGGACCAGTACGCGTCCTCGACATGCAGGTTCTGAGGCGCGACAGCCGGACTCACTTGCCAGCCGACGATGTCCTCGGACCAACTATCGCGGTGGACGTATGCGCCGGCTTCGATACCGAGACGGACGCCGTCGATCCAGTAATACGGCTCGATGGTCAGCGCGACACCTTGCGATCGACCATATCCGGTGAAGTAGGCCTGCGGCGCGGAGAATTTATCCGTGTACTGGTGGGTGCTCGCATTATAGTTCTCGTCCCGAGGCGTGCACGCACATGAGGCGGAGGCGCGACCGAGGTTGACATACTCGGCATGCCAGTCCATGCCCCATTTACCGCGACTGATGATAGGTCCGGTGAAGCCTGCCGAAAAGGCGGGCGGCTTACTTGTCAACTGGTTGTTGGCGCCAGGCATGCCTTGCTGGTACCAGCGACCGTCCTCTGTTGTGTAATGTGCAGCGCCAATGCCGAGTTCGGCCTGCACATAGTCGTTGATGTAATCGGCATGAGCCGAAGCCGCTGCACAGCCGAGTGACATAGTGACAGCCGCCGCGCGCCAGCGTGAACCGGCACCACGATTCGTTCTCGATTCTGCAACCGGTTGATGCCGACTGCGGCGAAGGCGCGAAGATTGAACCACCCGATTTTGCGTGTGCATGATCATTCTCCGAGCGCAGCTTTGACGAGCGGCGCAATGACAGCGAGTTCTTGAGTTGCCTTGAATTGCTGCAGAGATTCATCGGGCAGTGTGCACGTCGAATCCATGTGTGCACGCCAATCAGTCAGCGCAGAAATCGCGGCATAGTTATCAATCACCGGCACGTTGTAAGTCGCGCCGGCTGCTTTTATCGCAGCGGCGTAGTTCGCCGTGAACGGGTGATCGCTGTCGCACGTCGGAGACGGGGTTTCGATAACGGGTCTTCTACCAGCGTCGCGAACAATCTGGATCGCCTGCGCAAGGTACCCGCTGAAGTCGGACACTGATTCGCCGCCGTATTGCTCGTTCAGGCCATAGCTAATGATGACAATTGTCGATTGCGTCGCCGTTAGGCGTTGCGCGAACGCCGCACCGCCGCCATCCATTCCGTCAAGCAGATTCGGCAGGCTTGCAGCACGGCCGCCTGTCGCGTGGTTGGCGACAGTGATGCCCGTATCGTTGAACTGCTTCCGCAGCGCGTCTTGTAGGCTCGCTGAAGCAGGCTTGATCATGGTCGGCATGCCGAAGCCATAGGACGCGATTCCCATCGAAGCATCATCACCATAGACATCGATATTGACGATAGGAGTTGACGCAGGACCCGGATCGCTTGCGGGCATCGGAGTCGAGGCTGCAACGGGTGCTGACGTTGCCGGATCCGACGCCGCGACGGGTGCTGATGCTTCGACGGGTGCCGATGCCGGCGCTGCGGGAATAACGATCGAAGGAATGACGGGCTTGGCTACTGGCTGCGCGGTCGACTGATCGTTGCCGCCGCAAGCTGCCAGGCAAGCAGTGATGCCGATTACAGCTGCTGCTCTCCATCCTCCAATTCGATGACGGCGCCGATCTCGCGGCCTCGCGCATGAAGTTGCTCGACGCTGGTGATGGGGCCATGCATGAGCTGCCAGTTGGCCATGCCGTACATCAGGACATGAAAGCCCATCTCGCGCTTGTCCTCGTCCGAAAGGTACTTGTGGAATTGCCGGCCTGTGGCCACGCCGAACATCCGGGCCATCTGAGTATTCGTAAAGGACAGTTGCTCTTTGAGGAGCCGAAGCCCTTGCTGTGGGGGTGCCTGATAGTGCATGGGCGGCCGTTCCAATGGGATGCGCGAGCGCGCGAAAAGTGTGTCGCATGATGGGTTCCTTTCGGAGTATCGGGCACCGCGAAATGCTTAGCCCTGTGCGTCGAAGCATATCACCCCTAGGGTGATTGTCAAGCATCAGATAACGATCGACCAACAGCCGCCATCGAGCGGCTTTTTTCTTTTACGGGGTAACTCGATGCCTATTGGCGACCAGGTCGCGGAAATCGCGCGCAGTGACGTTGCGGCGAGCGCCGCGAAATCGGCTCTCCCCGTTTCGGTAGCGGGCATGCATTGGATGGGGTTTCAGCTTTCCGACTGGGTCATGGTCACGACGATTCTCTACACGATCCTGCAGATCATCTTCCTGTTGAAGGATCGCCTGTTCACGAAGGGTAAGCATAAGAGGGGCAGCAAATGATCCTGTCTCTACTCGATGCGGAGCTGCGTCGGGACGAGGGCGTTCGATACGTCCCATATCTAGACACTGCAGACCCGCCGAAGCGGACCGTCGGCGTCGGCCACAACATGGATGTCTCGCCGCTGCCGGCCGGTTGGGCATTCCCGCTGGCTGATGCGCAGGTGAACCAGCTGCTCGATCGCGACGTGTCGACGACTCTCGCGAAGCTCGACAAGTATCTGCCGTGGTGGCGACACATGGACGAAGTACGTCAGCGCGTGATCGCGAATATGTGCTTCAACCTCGGCATCGGCAACGCGGCGCTCGGCACAGGTCTGCTCGGTTTCAAGAACACGCTCGCGGCTATGCAGCGCGGCTCGTTTGGCATTGCCGCTGCGGGCATGAAGGCCTCGAAGTGGTACGCACAGGTCGGCCTGCGTGGCGTGCGCCTCTGCAAGGCAATGGAAACGGGAGTGATGCCGACATGAGCAAAGCAAAGATCGTCCGCGATAGCGACGGGCTGTTCTACGGGATCAAGATCTTATGTCCCGGTTGTCTGTATTCGAACGGCGCGCCGATGGATCATGTTCTGCCGACGCACTGGTTGCCGCCCGGTGAGACACAGCACTCTCCGCACATTTCGTGGAAGGACCGCTGGAGCTTCAACGGCGATTTCGATAAGCCGGTGTTCGGGCCGAGTCTGAACACGTGGTGGGGAGGTGAGACCTACAAACGCGAGAACGGTGAGGAATGGGGTATCCCCCTGCATCGCTGCCATTCGTTCATCGGATGCAGCGGCGCGCAGCCTGGGCAGATCACATTCCTCGGCGACTGCACGCACGCCCTCGCAAACCAGACGGTCGACCTGCCCGATGTGGATGGTGATGCATGAGCGCCGACGTCTTCCACTTCGTCATCGAACAGGGATCGGACTGGCCGCGGCAGGTCGTCATCAAGAACGACGACGGCACCGTCATCAAACTGGTCGGTGCATCGGCACAGCTTCAGGTTCGCGCGGCACCGGGCAACACGCAGACCGTCGTCGCGCTTTCTACTTCCGACGGATCAATGACGCTCGATGGGCCGAACGGGAAGTTGAGCTGGAATCTTCCAGGTGCACAGACGGCCGCGATCTCCATACCGGCCGTCCTTCCCGTTCCACTTGGTCCGAAGGGTTCCGGGTATCTGCTCGGCGGGTACGACCTGCTCGTTAAGGACGGCTCGGGGCGGCTCATCAAGTATCTCACCGGCAACGTCTATCTCATTCCGGACTACACGCGTCCGTTCTGAAGGAAACCCACATATGAGCGTTATTGAAGTGAGCACGCCGGGTCCGCAAGGGCCTGCGGGTCCAGCCGGAGCGAATGGCACCAATGGCGCCAACGGTGCGACTGGTCCGCAAGGTCCACAAGGCATCCCCGGTGCGTACGCGCGCTGGGACGGCCACTCAACATACATCGGCCTGGTTGCCGGTCGCACCAGTTGCGCGAGTGACAAGATCACGACGGCGCTGGAATTCAACAGCCGTTCCGCCCATGTCGCGGTCGTTGATATTTCGTCGATTGGAGCCGCAGTTGCTGGCTGGTACATCGGCTATGGCGATAGCACGCCATTCGGCGAGAAAGCGATCGGCGCGGATTCGCAGCGCAAGGTCAGCATCGAGTACAACGGGCAGATCGCGCATCTGACATTCGGCGGCCCGCAACAGACGACGGGCACGTGCTACAACTTCTCGACGCTGTATTCGGACCTGACGACGCTCCCCTTCACCATTCCGAAGGGCGCAACTTTCTTCGTGCGCGAGCATGGCGTGGTCGGTGTGGGCGGCACGATCCCTGTCGCCAATACCGGGAATCCGGCACGCAATACCGCTGCTGGCGACTGCTTCGAATATGGCACAGGCCTTCCCGATCGCAGCGGCGATACAGGCACCTTCGCCAGCACTGACACGCCGTATTTGCGCCCAGTGGCGCTCTTCGGTCCGACGAACGTTCACTCCTACAGCTGCTCGGGCGACAGTCGTGTTGTCGGCTTGCAGGATGACGGCGCGAACAATCTGCACGTCGGCGAGCAGGCGCGCGCGATCGGCAGCAGCGCGGGCTATACGAACCTCGCCATCGTTGGTGAGGCAATGTCGTCGGTGGGCAGTACCACGCTCAACGGCGTGTTCAATACGCTGTACACGCAGCGTGGCGACATCATCCGGCGCTTCTGCACGCGAGTCATCTGCAACTACGGCATCAACGACGTGGTGAACAACCAGTCGGCGCAGCAGATGTCGGTGTCGGCGCAAGCGCTGCGCGCGATGTTCCCACAGCAGCAGTTCTACTGGACGACCCAGATGGCCGAAGGCCCGAATCCGCCGTACACCACGATCGGCGCGGCGTTCAACAACTTCATCATGGCTTCCGTCGGCGGCTTCCTCGACGGGGCATTCGACGTTGCGACGGCGCTTTCGACGGCGCGCAACTCATGCACATATGGGAGTTCTAGTTGGGTATCGAACGACGGCGTTCATGAAAGCCCGGCTGGTTATGCCATCGCAGCCGGCGCGATTCAGTTGCCCGCGTAATCCTTAACTTCAAATAGCCCCGCTCGGGGCTTTTTTCGTTTACGGCTATGACACAAGCACACACCGAGCGCGAAACGCTGTCGGTCGCAGTGAACATCCCTGAGCACGCGGACCGCAAGACGACGGCTCTATTCGAACGCACGCGGAAGATCCTGCTCGAGCGCGAAGGCGCGCGCTGCTTCATCTGCAATTCGACGGCTGAGCAATCCGGCCATCCACTCGAAGCACATCACCATCCGATCGAGCGCTCGCTTGCCGAGCTGATCGACTGGGACCGTTTCAAGCAGGATGCGCTGTCCGGTTACTGGGGTCCGCATATTCAGGCGTTCGACTGGGACAGCTTCACCGACTGGACGCAGTTCGTTGATGACATGACCGTCAACGGGCTGTTGCTCTGCAAGGCGCATCACATCGGAAAGGACGAGGGCATCCACACGATGCCTTTCCCGCTATACATCGCGCAGAAGTACGCAAAGGAGGGCTATCAGTTCTCCGACGTCGAACTCATCCACCACGCAACGTAGGAGCATTCATGAAGCAACAAACCTCCAGCGTCATCACCGGCGGCATCACGATCAGCGCTGCAACGCTCGAACCCGCAGTGAGCTGGGCACTCGCGGCAATCTTCCACGCGCCAGTTCCGGATAGCGTCTCGGCGCTCGTTACTGGCGTGGTCGCGGCGGCCGTGCATGCAGGCATCAACGCCTTGCGCAACCGTAGCGCCGCGAAAGCCTCGCTGCTCACGCCGGGCGTGATGATCAATCCGGCAAACGTCGCAGCGCCCGCGGTGACGGTGCCCGCCAACGCTCAGCAGTAAATCCCCGCCGCGCTCGCGGCATCCTCGAAGGAAATCCCGAAATGAAAAAGCTCATGCTGCTTGCGGCAGGCCTCATGCTGTCCGCTCTCTTTTCCGGTTGCGCTGGCGTTCAAGTCAAACCCGTCTCGCTGCCGATCATCCCGCCGGCGCAACTCGCCGAGCAGTTCTGCCCGATCGTGAAGGCTGATCTCGACATCCTGTCGACGTCGCCGCTGCTCTCGCAAGCCCAGAAGGACAAGCTGCTTTCCGTCTCGCCGATCAATGACGCGGTGTGCTCGGCATCGGCCACGATCCAGTTGACGGACCTTCAGTCATTCAACAACACGTTGTTCCCGGCTGTGACGGCCATCGTCGCCGCGGTTCCCGCGATTCCGAATCAACCTGCCATTCTGCTAGCGCTCCAGCTCGCGCAGCCGCTGTTGAATCAGGTTGTTGCGGATGCGATCGCAGCATCAAAGGCTAGCGCCGCGACGGCGTCGTTGGGTGCTGTTGCGGCTTCTGCACCTGTCGCCGCGAGCCAGTAATGGACTGGCAGGCCCTCGTTTTAGCCTGCCGGCGCGCGAACGCTTCGTACATCGAGAACGACGACGCCTCAAAGAGGGCTTTTGAGGCGCTTGGCGACGTTTGGGTGTCGCAGCTACAGGACGATAGCCACCAGGCCGTTCTATCCGTCGATTCGTCCGGCGCAACGTGGCTATCGATCAGCGGCACGCGGTCCAGCGACGGTCAATTGGCTGACGTCTGGCGCGATGTTCAACTCGCACCTGTCGAGATCAATGGAGGTCATGTCACGCAAGGCGCGGCATCGGGTATGCAAAACGTCTTCGACTGGGCGTTGTCGACCGCTCCATCCGGAGCCGCGCTGAACCTGACTGGTCATTCGCTCGGGGCCGTGAGCGTATCCGTGGCGCCCGCATACGTTCCTGCGGGGCGCATCGGGAAGATTTTCAGCGTGGCCGCGCCCAAGTTTATCGCGGCGGATTTCTTCACGTCGCATGCCGCAGTGTTTCAACGGCTGACGGCTTGCGTCAACTCAGCGGACGGGTGGGCAAGCTGGCCGTGGTTCGACCGTCGCTGGCAATATCGCGCGCCGGTCCAAACCGTTTGGCTCAAAAACGATCAAGGCGCGTTCCAGATGCTTGACGACGGCAACAAGTGGCCGGGTGGCTGGCGCTTCTCTGATCATGACATCGATAGCTATCAGGCGCGGCTCGCGAGTATCTCGGCGATGTCCTCGGCCCCAGGTGTTGCGTAGATTTCATCTGGCATGTCGGGCCAATATCTGTTTCCCTTGGCGGCGTTCTCGCTTCCCGGAATGACCGCCAAGTTTGCTTCGCAATGCAGCCCGCAGACTATCCTCTCCCCCTTGAATGGTCCCGATTTCGCAACGGGGCCAAGCAAGGGGACGATGTGATCGACGTGATAGTACTCGCCCGTAACCATGCCTAGAAAATCGGCGGCCTTGTAGAATTCCCCAATCTTCTTTTTGCTTGCCCATGCCGGCGTAGCTTGGATTTTCGCGGCATCGCGGTACGCCACCTCGGCGTTCCTCTTTGCCTTATTTGCTTGTCGCCATGTTTTGGATACAGCGCGCCGCTCCGGAGCCGTCCGAGAATACCAGGCATTCTTGGTTTCGCGAGTCTTATGTATGTCCTTGTAATACCGCTCAAGTGACCGTCGATTGACCTCGTCCCTGTTGGCTTCGCGGTAGGCGGCAGAATAGGCTATCTGTTCGTCGCGTTCCAAGACGTAATTCTGGCGAGCGTATTCGAGGGCGCGCTCACGATTCGCCTGATACCACTCGCGGGATCGAGTACGACCGCGCTCCGGATTTGCCCTGTGTCGTGCAGACTGGTCTGCCACACGGCATTTCTTGCACCAGCTAACTGGCTCGTTCCGCTTCCCATTCCAAGAAAACTCGGAAAAATATTTCGACGCGCCGCATTTCGCGCATCGCCTAGCGAACAAGTCGCCTTGTATGTCCAGCGATAGGATATGCTTGGCCTTAGCCAATTGCCGTGATCCTCACATGATCAGGTGAAAGGTCAGGGGCACTTGAGCGCTCCAACGCCCTGTGTCCCGCCTCTTTATTCTACTGTGTTTCCATACAGTATTGCGGCATAAAACAGTCTGAGGCCTGTATTCCGTTTTTACAGGCTGCGGCTTGTATTCAATCGACCGCCATCGGCGGGCTCGTCATCCGAGCCAGTCGCGCGCACCCAGAACACGCATCCATACTCGCCGTTCGCCTGCACCTGGACGCGATCGCCGCGCAGGCAGACCGCGTGAGCGGTGCCCGCCATGTCACCACCCCAATGCTCGCATTCGCGGCACGCGTGCTTCGTCCCGTATGGATCGCGTAGGCTCATTTCGACACCTGTATATGCATACAGTATCGATGCTACACTGACTGCGGAAATCCCGTCTAATACCGAAACCCGGAAGTCCACCGCAAGCGGGTTTTCGCAGCGCAATTTTTAGGCAGGCATTAGACAGTTTCCTGGGATTGCTAATCGTGTCGCGCCTCTCCGCCGACTGCCACCCCGCATGGGGTGCAGGTGGTCGGAGGTTCAAATCCTCTCGCCCCGACCAGATGGGCAAAAGGACTTACGGTGCAAGCCGTAAGTCCTTTTTTCTTTGTATCGTCTATGCGCCATCGGTCGGCATCTATAGAGCGAGAAGACGCAAGTGCATCGGTATCCTGATTAACCAGCCGGCCACCGCTACCAGCCTGCGCATGCCCTCAAAGCGGTCAGGCGACAAGGTCTCGCCACCTCACTTACCCGCCTGAGCCTGATACGCCCCCAGCGCTGCCCCGAGTTCCTCATCGGTGACAGCCGGCGAGATGGTGAACTCGAAGATATCGCCCCACTGCAGCATCCACGCCGCCATGGGCGCGGTGCTGTCGGCCTCGATGATCGCGCATCCGCTCAACTCACCGATCGAATGCCATCGTCCGAGCATCTTGATGCCATCGGGTGGCAAGGCGCCGCCCGTTTTCATAAAACGTTCGATGGCCGATTGCTGCGCCGTCGGTTGCCCGTTCCACTGAACAATGAACTTCAT